ATGCCCAGGCGAGGTCTCACCAACGTACCGCTTGCTGTCTTGCAGAAGGAAATCGTCCGCCGCCAGAAACTGCTGCCCACGCTCATCGCCCAACGCGACGAGTTGGATCGGCGTATTGCAGAGATTCAGGGGCTGGATGCTGCGGAGGCGGCCGAACCGACAGTCGCGAAAGCACCAGGGAAGATACGGCGGCGCCGGCGGGCCCGGAACAAGATCAGCTTGGCCGATGCCCTGGCTGCCTGCCTGGTAGGCAAGGCCAAGGTCACGATCCCCGAGGCGATAGCGGGCGTGCTGGCCGCCGGCTACAAGAGCAAAGCCAAGACGTTCCGTAGCGTGGTCAACAACATGCTGCTGTCCGACAAACGATTCAAGAAGGTCGGCCGGGGCGAGTTCACCCTGAAGAAATGACGGCAGGCTGTCCGGTCAGGCGCTCACGTGCCTGGTGAGGTGCTCGCACCACCCTGCGCGAGTGACGGACAGGCCCGCGGCGCGGGCCTTGTCCGCGAAGTAGCGGCAGACGCACCTGACCAGTTCGCAGCCGTCGGGGGCGTATTCCTCCAGGAACCACGGCGGCGGAATCTTCAGCAGGGCCTGGCGGCCGGCGTGCCACAGTCCGCAGTGGAAGGCGAGCGGGTCGCCCCAGACGGCGTTGTTCTCCAGATTGCAGGGGCAGCAGACGATATCCCCTTCGGCCTCCAGGAACGGCAGGGCCGGGCGCCCCGGACGAACGTCGTGGTCAGCGAAGATGAAATGCTCGAAGGGCGACCGCAGGGCGTCCCGCACGGCGGAATTGTAGGCCGCGGGGATGTACCGCTTGTTGGTGTAGACGAGCTGGCCCAGGGGGATGCGGGCCTGTTCCAGCAGGAAGCCGATCAGTTTCCCATCGGCCCGCCCGTCCGGGTAGGCGTGAATGACGGCGAGAGTTCTCTGCGGGTCAAACACTGTTGTCGATCCTCTTGATGTAGAACAGGACCTTCCACGGCGGTCGGTTGTCGGTGTCGATGCCGTCGTTGAAGGGGCCGTGGTGGTGGTTGTAGTGTGCGTTGTACCAGGTCGCGTCGAGCGTGAAATGGTCTAACACGCCGAAGGGGTAGTCGTTCTCCTGATTTCCTGGCGAGCAGACGTAAACCGGGTGCGTGTGCGAGAGGTTGTGATTCGGGTGGTTGTTCTCGGTCTCGCCGTGCCACTTGTAACCGCCCGTCGCCCCGATCGTGCCGTAGTCTGGGTCGCTGGCCAGGTAGCCGACCGGGAAGTACTTGCCGTAGCCGGCATCGGTCCAGCCGGGGCGCTCCGTGCCGATGTTGGCCGGGCTGCCGATCCACATCTGGACGGTCTTGTTGATTACGCCGTCCAGGAACGTGCCGACACAGATGGCGTCGCCGTTGGTGTCGTACTCGAACGGGATGATGGCCCCGCCGATGACATTGGGGTCTTCGGTGCCTTCCGGCGATGCAACGAGGCCGCTGCGGGGCAGATACACCTTGACCTCGACGGCGGTGTCCTCGTCCGTCCCGTCCCTGTCCTTGCAGGGGTGGACCATGACCCAACTTCCGTTGCCGGCGGCGTTGTGCCAGTTGGTCATCGCCTTGCCCCAGCGGACGAGCTCCAGGTGCCCCAGGCGGACCACGGCCCATTTCACGCCGGTTCCGGATTCCTTCCACAGGATCTTCGCCGAGCCGGCCCCGGCGCTGACCAGGTGGTCGGTGCCCTCGTCCTCGACCTCGGCGCACCAGTGACCCTCGTCTTTCACGTCCACCTGGACCACCGTCACGCCGGCGACCACCGCCATGCCGATCGCGCTCGCTGCCAGGGGCTCCAGGAGCACGGCGAAGCGGGCGATGTGCTTCTTCACGTCCGGCTTGACCCCGGCCAGGGCTGGCCGGCTCTTGAACTCGTCGAGATTGTCCGTGGGGGAGATCACCACGTCATCGACGCCCAGAATGTCGAAACGGCTACGGGCGTAACCGCTGTCGTTGCGGATTCGGACGATGTCGGCCTGGCGGAAGGTCTCCAGCCAGTCGCGGCCCGTGGTGTTCCGCCGGGCCGCCAGGTCCGCGGCGGCGTCCATCGCTCCGTTCCACGCCTCGGCCGTGAGGTTGCCGCGGAGAGGTTGTCCCTTCTGGACGTGGCTCACGTGGTTTCCTCCGGGGGCGGCCCGTAGGCGGCGACAACGTGCGGGGCGATGCGCTGGTTAAACTCCTGGACCGTGACGCTGAGTTCTGGCCCGTCCGGGGGGCTCAGCACGATGCCGCCGGCGGCGGAAGCCGACACGACGGCCAGGCGGACGCACAGCGGCATGGTCGTCTTGATGCCCGTGCGGGGGTCCTCCGCCCCGCGGCGGACGGTCAGGCTGTAGATGCTGCCCGGCTCGGGCACGTTGTCGGCGTCGATGGTTCCCGCACGTATGGGCATGATCGTCTCCTACAGGCCGAGCCCGGCGAAGTTGCCCGTCTCGAAGACCTTCTCCACGTGGGCCCCGATGGGGCGCTTGCAGATCCGCTTGGCGGTGCCATCCTCAGCGTCGGCGTACTCGACCCAGAGGTACTCCCAGCCCTTCTTGGCGGCCACGGTGATGTCGCCGACGGCGAAGTTGGTCTTGTTCGGGCTGGCGGAGAATGAATACACGTAGTCCATGCTGCCGTCTTCCCCGGCCTGCCCAGACTCGGCGCCCTCGAACAGGCACTCCCCGGCAGCCAGCGTGATGGTCTGGCCGGTGACGGTATCGGTGACGGAGAACTGGGCGTTGTTCACCTTCGCCGTCAGGCCGTAGATGGTGCCCAGGGAAGGCAGGCCCGCTGAGGCGAACCGCTTGGTAGCCTGGAAGTTGAACACGGGGGCGGGCAGGTCTACACCCTCCACGTCCTGGCCGTTGTAGCCGATTGCCCCTTTGTGGTCCGTGGCCGTCTTGCCGGCCGGGGCGTAGCGGGCTACGGTCGAGATGGACTGCGTGACGTGCTGGTTACCGCCCTTGGTGGACCACTGGATGCGGACGGTCCCGACCTCCGACTCCACCTTGTCGGGCAGGCAGTAGCGGACCGAGCACTCCCAGTCGCCGTTCTGGGCGACGGTGTCCACCCAGATCGGCTTCATGCCCGGGCGCTTCTCGCGGAGCATCCCGTTGTAGCTGGTCGCCGTGGAGGCCAGGAGCGTGGTCCAGGCCAGGCTGTCGCTGCTGGTCCCGCGCAGCGTGTAGTGGAGCGTGACGCTGTCGCCCGAATACTCCCGGCTATCGACATTCTCAATGAGGGATAGCGTCATGGATCACCCGAACGCCAGGCCGCCGCGGGCAGCCTCTTCGGCCAGCTTCTTGGTATTGGCGGCCGTCTGCTCGGTCGCCTTGGCGATACGATCTTCCGGGCCGCCCCCCTGGAGGCCCAGCAGCGCCGATGCGTTGAACGAACCCTTCACGCCCAGGGTCTTTTGCAAGCCCTCGGACTGGAAGTTTTCGAGGTACTCGCGGAGATAGTCGTCCGCCCGGCGCACGCCCTCCGGTCCGGCCGCCTGCCCGCGAGCGCCCCTGGGCGACTTGGCCTCGGAGATCGCGTCCTGCCATTCCTTCTTCGCCTGCGCCAGGGCGGACTCGCTGTCGCCGAGCTGTTTCTGATATTCCGCCGCTCGCCGGCGCTCGTTCTCCGCATCCGAGCGGCCGATGTCGGCCAGGCGGTTCATCCGCGATTCCTCGATGGCCCGCAGGGCGTCCTGCTTCTTGGCCTCGGCCGCGGCAAGGTCGGCCCGCTCCCCCTGGTCGATGCGGGTAAACTCCTGGGCCGACTGCTGGTCGATGTGCTGCTGCATGAAGGCGATGTCCTGGTCCGACCGTCCGCCCATCTTGCCCTCGACCCAGACCCACTTCTTGGCGATCCAGTTCGCGGTTGTCTCGACCGTCCGGGCGTGCCAGGCGGTGAACTTCGCCCAGACCGTCTGGAGCACGCCGACCAGCTTCGCCCAGGTGGACTGGACGAACGAGGAAAACTCCACCCACAGCGCCTGCCCGCCGTAGACGAAGGCGTCGAAGATGGCCATGAACTTCGACTTGAAGCCCACCCAGATGCCGGTCAGGAAGTTGACGCCCTTCTGCCACTCCATCTTGAGCGTCATCCAGAGCACCTTGGCCGCCAGGCCGATGTCGCCGGCCGCCAGGGCAGATGAGATGGCCCCGAAGGCGGTCCGGGCGTCGTCCGCCAACTCGCCGAACCGCTCGCCTAGCCAACCGACGGCCTTGCCGCCCACGCCGCTGGTGTACGCAAGATACCCGCCGAGGGCGCCGATGGCGGCGATGACCAGGCCGACCGGCGAGAGAATCGCCGCCAGCACCGCGCCCACCAGCTTGAGGACGGTCGCCGTCACGCCGAGCGCAACCCCGAGTTTCATGATGACGGTGCCCAGGGCGGCCAGGACGGCCCCGGCGGCAACAGCGCCGACGGCCAGCTTGAAGATGGAGACGATCAGGCCGGTGTTTTGAGTGATCCAGTCGCGGGCGCCCGCCACGGCCCGGGTAACCCAGGCGACAACCTGCTGAAGGGCGGGCGCGAGGGTCGAGCCGACGGCGTTCCAGGCGGAGCGAATGACCTTCCCCATGAGGCCATACGCCTCCGACAGCTCGTGGGCCTGCCGGGCGGACTCGGTGGTCCGGATCAAACCGAACTCGCGGGCCTCCTTGCCCAGCGATTCCAGGTTGTCGATCATCGGAAGCAGCTCCACGCCGCTTCGGCCGAACACCTTCATGGCCGCCGCCGCCCGCATGGTCGGGTCGGAGATGAGGCGCAGTCTGGAGGCGATCAAGGTGAACTGCTGGATGGGCGTCTTGCCGGCCAGGTCCGCGGCGACCAGCCCCAGGTCCTCCAGCTTGCCGGTGGTGCCCTCGACGGCATCGGCGGCCCCGGAGATGGACCTTTGCATGATCCGCACGCCCTTTTCCACGCCTTCCATCGACGTGCCGGTCTGGTCCGCGGCGTAGCCCAGCAGGGACAGGTCCTCGACGGCGATGCCCGTCCGCCTGGACATATCCCAGATCTTATCGCCCGACTCGGCGAACGATTTGGCCGCGGCGAGCATGGGGGCGGCGATGGCGGTGCCAGCCGCGCCAATCGCCAGCCCCATGTTCCGCACGCCCTTGCCGAAGGCCTTCAGCTTGGTCTGCGCGGATTTCAGGCCGCGGACGAGCTTGCTGTCGTCGGCAAAGACCTCGACAAATGCCTTGCCCGCTCGAATTGCACCGGTCTGTGCCATGTTTGTTTCCCGGGGTCGGAATTCCTGTTGACGCCGTGCCGCCGACGGGCTATCGTCACATCATCTGCCCGGTCCCCCCCCGCCGGGCAGCAGCGGACCGATCTGCCGCCAGGCAGTGTCGGTCCGCTCTTTTTTCTGGCCGACGGCTCCCGGCTATTCCTTCACCAGCGGCTTGACCTCGTTGACCAGGCTCCGGGTGGTCGCGGCCATGCCCGCCCCGGCGGCAGCCGCCCCGATATTGGCCGTCACCGCCTTGGCCGCCGCGGGGTCGGTCGTCTTGGTCTGCTCGACGCCGGCGACCACCGCCTGGAACGCGGCCTTGAGCTTCGCGCCCGCCGCCGTGCCCCAGATGAACCAGGCCAGTCCAGCCAGCACGACCACGGCCGCCAGCACCAGCGCCAGCCATGGGTAGGACTCGAAGGCGATGGACGCGACGACCATCGCCGCGCCGGCCCCGGCGACGATGAGCCCGGTCGTCTTCATGCCGGGGATGAAGATCAGCACCACCGCGCCGGCCGCCGCGACCGCCAGCCCGGCCCAGAACAAGAAGACGGGGGTTCGCGCGGCGGCCTCCAGCGGGTCCATGCCCCCGAAGGCGGCCCCGGAATCCGTCACGTTCATGGGCTTGACCCGGCTGATGGTCTCCCCGGGGCTACTGCCCGCCCAGGTCATGACCCGCGTGGCCGAGACGGTCCGCGTAACCTCACGCTCGGCTGGGGCCGGCGACGGGGTGCCCTTGCCCGCGGGCGGGGGCGTCTGAGAGGGAACGGCCGTCCGATACGCCTCGTGGACGGAAGCCGTCTGGCATCCGATGACCATGGCCAGACTGACGCAGAACAGCGCCGACAGCAACGCCATCATCACGATCCATCTCGTCTTCATGTCGGTCTCCTTACCTGACTGTCCACAAAAACCTGTTTCATCAACTCGAAGGCCCGCTTCCCCGCGGGAATGGGCTTCTCACTGCGTTCGCTCGCGTACGGGTCGAAGTCCGCCGGCCGGAACGGACGCGGCTGGCGCTTCGGGTCGCGGTTGACGTTGGCGATCAGCGCCAGCACCCAGCTTGTCCGCTCCCAGGCCGCCCGCTGGCAGGCCTGCGCCATGAGCACCAGCTCCCGCAGCGTCAGGGGGCTGGGGTCCACGCCGGCGACCCCGGCCAGTTCCCAGATCAGCCGCTCGATTCGCTCACCGCCGCCCGGACCTGGGCCTCCAGTGCCGGGTCGTCCAGCTTGGCGCTGGCGACCTCGAAGGCGACGTTCTCCATCGCCCGCAGCTTGTCCAGGGCCTTGGCCAGCAGCGCCCGCCGCTGGCCGGGGAAAAAATCCACCAGGTCCTCCAGCAGCGCGGTGGTCGCCCGCTCGATGGCGTCGCCGGCCATGGCGCGGCCGAAATCCTCGTCACTGACGCCCGCCTGCTCGGCCTGCGGCTTGCACAGGGCGTACACCACGTCGCACAGCAAGACGGGGTCGCCCACGAGCTTCTCCAGCAGATCCCCGCCGACGGTGTCCAGCAGGTTCAGGGCCAGCAGCCCCTTGACCCGCTTGATCGAGTCCACGGTGATCGAGACGGTCCAGGTCCTGCCCGCGTTGTCCACGAAGGTCTTCATGTTCTCTCCTGTCACGGCGCCGGCCGGGTTATCCCATCACGATGACGACCTGGACCGCCTGCGTGAGCGTGCCGGCCAAGTCCAGGGTCTTGGCGTCGGAGGCGATTGCCGGAGTCGCGCTGTTGCCGTAGAAGACGAACTCCTGCCCGGCCGCCAGCGCCACCGAGAAGCCCGCCCCCGCCAACGCGTAGCCGTTGGAGGCGCCCTTGGTGATGGTGATCGCGTTGGCGTTGGTCGCCTTGGCGGTGATCTTGATGGCCTGGACCTTCAGACCGGTGCCGTTGACGACGGCGCCGTTGGTGCCGACCAGGGCGGTCAGGTCGATGGTGGCCGCCCCCGCGGTGAGCGCCTGCTCGAAGGCGGCGACCTTGGTCACGGGCGGCGTGGTCGTGCCATCCAGGGTGACGGCCTTGTTGAGCAGCGTGTGCTTGACGGTCCGCGAGGCGGCGGCCGAGGAGACCGTGTTGGTCTCCAGGACCTCGGTCGCCGTCAGGTTGGTGGTGTACTCGAGTTTGACGCTCATGGCGTTCTCCTTGGGCCCTTTTCAAAGGGGCCGAATGTCTATGTGCGGAAGACCCGCCTCCGGGCAGGTCAGATCGTCTTCCACTGGGGCGCGTTGGTCGAATAAGTCGGCTTGGCGGTCACCTTGACCGACAGCGCCTCTTCCAGGGGCTCCTCGCGCGAGAAGTCGATGATGGAGCAGTCGGCCCAGAGACCCTGGCTGCCGGCGGTGGTGATGTCTCCGTCCATGACAGCCAGGCCGATGGCCGTGCCGTCCATGTAGGCGTCTTTCACGGCGGCAAATCCGTCGTCCTCCGTGTCCCAGACCATCTCGAACTCGATGTTCCCCTCCTTGAGGGTTCCCACCGATGCCTTCCAGCCGTTGTTGGCCCGGGTGGTGACGTCCGCCTCGCCCTTCTGTAGGCCGAGGGTGACATTCTTGACGTTGGTCAGCTCGGTCCAGGTCGGCGTCCCGCCGATCCCGGTCGCACAGTAGTACAGCTTGGCTTCCATGCCCAACTTGATGCTCATGTTCGTTCTCCTATGCCTTGACGCTGCCAGCCCAGAGAGCCGGAAGCTTTGGCCTTTCCTTCTCGAGTGCGGGCCCCATGAAGGGGCGACTTTTGTAGGTCGCCATGACGGGCTTGCCCTTGCGGTCCTTCCGCCGGGCCCGGCCGCCGTATTCCAGCAGCGGCGGCGCCTCGGCCTCGCCCCGCAGGGGCGTTGGGCCGATGACCACCGACCGCCGCGAGGTGTCGTATCCAAAGAAGATCAGCCGCTTGAGCAGCCCGACGTGGCTGCTGGGCGGGTTGCCCGGCTGGCTGATCGCCTTACGCTTGCGGATCGAGTGCCTGGCCGTGGTGCGAACGAAGGCACCGAATTTCGACAAGACCTTCCGCGTCGCACGGTCGACGGCGTTCTTGACCGCCTTGCGGTCGAAGAACATGGCCTTCATCTTGTCGAAGCTCACGCCGATCACGGTCTACTCCACTGCCGTAAGGAAGGCATTCATCGCATCCTGGATGGCCATCAGCTTGGCGGCGTCCTCGACCCCGAGTTCCGCGTCGATCTCCGAGCGGGGTGCCGCCGACAGGGCCCGCTGGAGGTTCGCCTTCGCAGACCGGATGACGGCGACGGCCTCGTTGGCCGCCTGGGCGACCTGGGGAACAATCTGCTTGATGGTCGGCTGGGGGGCCGTCCGGGGCTGGAGGGCCTTGGCGAACGCCGGCCTGGGGGCCGGCGCGCTGGCCGCCTGAAGCTTGCTGACAAACGGGGCGGCGAGCCCACCGGCGTCGAGGCTGATCATCTCGCCGGTGCGGTTGGCCACGGCGATGGACGCCTTGGCGATCTGGTCGACGGGCACCTGGCCGAAGTTGAAGACGAACGCCTTGTACTTGGGGTCGGCGGCCAAGCGAACCGTCGCCACATCGCTGCCGTCGGGCGGGTTCCACGACTCCCCGGCCCCCAGGGCGGCCACGCCCCTGCCCTTGATGGTGAGGTTGAACGTCTCGGCCCCGGCCGTGACCGGAAGTACCGTCTCGAATTGCCCGGTCGCCGTCGGCTTGAACTTCACCAGCAGCGGGAGCATGGCGCCTGTCGCGAGATTCAGCATGTCAGGTTCTCCTGGACGCCCGGAACAGGCCGAGCGTGTTGGGATGATCCGTGTTGAAGGTGTACGTCACGTCGAACAGCGGCGAGAGCAGGTCGGTGATCCTGGCCCCGGCCTGGAGGCCGTGCCACTCCCCGGCGATCCGGCCAACGCGGTCGATGGACCCATCGCGGACCGCGCCGTCGAGAATTTCAAGCTCCGCGCCCTCGCAATCCATCTTGAGCAGGTCGCAGGAGTCCCAGCCGGCCAGATCCAGGGCACCAGCCAGTGTGACGCACTCGACGGCGACCTTGCGGAAGTTGGTCGGGATGGGCCCACCCTCGTACAACCGGTTGCAGCCGGAGGCCCCCCAGATGGAGTTGACCGCCGCCAGGAACTCCCGCCGGCCAGTCGTGGCGGCGACGCCGTACGGGAAGGCGCGGACCGCACCCCCGCACAGGGCGGCGTTCTGGACCAGCGTGGAGAAACTCTCAGCGTCGGGCTCGAAGGCGGCGACCTGGACATCAGTCCACAGATCGACCGCCAGCAGGGACGCCGCCCCGATATGCGCGCCCACGTCGAGCATCCGCATCACCTGGACGCCCTGGCGGTGCAGTTCCACCAGCCCATCGTCGTCCCGATCCCAGACCTCCCAGGCGATGTGCCGGTCGGGGCCGCCTCGGAGGATCATTCTGTCGCGCAGGCTCATGCGTTCCTCCAGTCGTATCCGCTGACACCCTCGCCGCCGGACCAGACCGCCCGGAGGTCGGCCATGAAGCGAGAGCAGATCTGCCGATGGGTGAAGTGGCGGCCGATCAGGGGGCGGCCAGAGATATTCCACTTCCCGCCGATCAGGTGGCGGAAGGCCACCGAGCCGTCCGTCCACCGCTGGACGTACACGCCCGGGTCCAGCCCGCAGTAGCCGGGGACGAGGAAGAACGGAGTGCCCGTCCGGGCCCATGCCATGCGGAAGGTGTCCTTGTCCCCGTAGACGAAGTTGTAATAGTGCTGCCAGTGGTCGTTGTACCAGGCGCACAGGTTGACCGCCTGCCAGGAGCGGGCCTTGTTCACCATAAGCTGTCCCGACTCCATCTGCCGCGGGTCGCCGGCGGGGTCCACGCCGAAGGCCTCCCACGCGCCCGGCGCTCCCGGCGGCATCCAGCAGCCGGCGTCGGCGCGGAGGTCGAAGCGGTCGGGCCAGAAGATTGCGGCATGGTCGCGCCACTCGGGCCCGTCGAACAGGTACGAGGGCTCTCGCTCCAGGTAGCTGTCGCTGTCCACCAGCAGGACTTCCTCGAAGGACGAATGCAGGACGGCCCAACTCTTGAGTTGCCAGCCGCCCAGGTGCTTCTTGTAGGTCCGCTGGGGCGGCCAGGGCCGCTCGACGCACCGCACGCCCCAGGGGGCCAGGATGTCCCGCTGCTCAGCGTCCATCTCGCCGGGCAGATAGAACCATTCGATGGGCCAGTCGCAGCCGAGGTGGCGGATCAGGCGGACGTTGGCATAGCCGCCGACGAAGTACGGCCCGCCGCCGCAGACGACGATGCCCCGGCCGCTGTACCGCCCGGTGGGGTACGGCGGAAGGCTCGCGACGAACTGGTCAGCCTGTCGGATCATGCTTTTCTCAACTCCCCGAATACGAACCGCCCGCGACCGGGGCGATGAGCTCAATGGATTCCAGCGCGCCGTAGACTTCGATCTCGCCGTGGCTGGGGTTCATGTCATACATCTGGAGGTAGAGGGCCGTCCCGGCGTTGGTCCAGGCCATGCTCAAGCTCGCATCTTCCGAGAGGATGTTCCCGCTCCAGTAGTTGTTCTCGCTGATGGAGGATCCGCCCATGTAAGAGAAGGTCCGGGCCAGGACGACTTCCAGGTTGCCGTTGTTGAAGTCGAGGACCAGTTCCCACCACCAGACGCAGATGTTGCCGTTGGACTTGTCCTTGGAGATCACGCGGAGGGTGGCGTGCATCGCCTGGCCCTCGACGAACGGGTTGAAGTAGTTGTACCCGTCGATCAGAAGGTGCTGGAAGGACACCGAGCCGCTGGGCATGGTGGTCTTGAAGTGATACCAGCTTCGCTGCCGCTCGCCCTTGTTGGTGATCTCGTCGGAGGACCGCAGGCCCGAGAAGGCCATCTGCGTGGGGATGCGGGCAATGGCCGACCGCCCGGCCGCCAGGCCGCCCGCCGCGCCGTAGGCGATCTCGTTGCGGATGCCGCCCAGGATGGCCGCCCCCTCCGTGCTTCCGCTGATGGAGTTGTACTGCCCGCCCAGGATGGAGCAGTAGCTCGATCCGGAATCGGACACGTTGTAATAACCGCCGGCAATGACGCCGTACGTGCCGCTGATGTAGTTGGACTTCCCGCCGCCGATGGCGGACCCTTCGCCCCAGACATACCCGCTATACCCGCCGGCGATTGTGGCATAGCTTCCGGAGGCGACGATGTTCTCGCTGCCCCCGCCGATCGCGCAGTACGCGGCCTTGGCCTGGTTCAGGAAGCCGCCGCCGATGGTTGCATACGCCGCAGAACCATACTGGCTGGACCCGCCCCCGATGACCGAGTAGTCGGCCAGCAGCGTGAACTGGTTGGACTGCCCGCCGCCGATGACGGAGTAGTCGCCGTCAGTGTCGAGCGTCTGGGCGGTCTGGCCGCAGATGATGGAGTATGAGCCGTCGCCCTCGTGGCACAGCCCGCCGGTTCCGCCGGTCTGGTCCACCCACTCGGTGTCGTAGTCCGTGGCGGTCTTCTTGGCCAGGACCTGGCCCTCGGCCCCGCCCGCGGGCACGCCGACGCCATCGTCGCCGTCCGCCCCGGGCGCGCCCGGGGCACCATCCGCCCCATCCTGCCCATCCGCACCGGCTGGGCCCTGCTGGCCCTGGGGGCCGACCAGCGGCGTGGGGGAGCCCCACGCACCGGAGGTCTTGGGCCCGTAGATCGCGCTGGCGGCGGTGTCGATGTAGAAGTCGCCGTCAACGCCCAGGCCGCCCGCCGGGGCGCCGGACCCGTTGCGGACGGTTTTCCCATCCGCCCCATCCGCCCCGTTGGCCCCCGGCGCGCCCGGGGCACCGTCTGCCCCATCCTGCCCATCGGCCCCTGCGGGGCCCTGCGGTCCTTCGGGGCCGATCAGAGATACGGGCGAACCCCACGCGCCACCGGCCTTGGGGCCGTAAACGGCATGAGCCGTGGTGTCGATGTAAAAATCGCCATCGACGCCAAGCCCGCCGGCGGGGGCACCGGACCCGCTGCGGACGGTCTTCCCGTCAGCGCCTGCCGCGCCGGGAGCGCCTGGGGCGCCGTCCTGGCCATCCGCCCCGTCGGCCCCGGGGGCGCCAGGAGCACCGTTCTGACCATCCTGGCCGTCGGCACCGGCCGGGCCCACCAGCGAAGTGGGCGAGCCCCAGGCACCCGACGTCTTGGGTCCGTAGATCGCCTCGGCGGCCGTGTCGATGTAGAAGTCACCCTCAGCGCCGGTCTCGGGCGAAGGAGCCCCGGTGCCATTCAGCACCGTCCGCCCGTCCTCACCCGGCAGACCGCCGCCACCACCGTATCCGCGGTATCCCATTACCAGGACCCTCCGATTACGGTAATCACGTCGCCGGGGGTGCCCTTGACCTGGATCTCCGACAGGTCGATTCCGGCCATGAAATGCCACTCACCCGCGATCCAAGGAACGTCCACGTCGCTGCCGCACTTGAACAGGGCGTTGCCCGCGTTGGTGGGCAGGCAGGAGATCTCGACCGACAAGACCAGCTTGGCCGCTGCCAGGGGCTGGTAGTTGGCGGTCAGGACGATCTTTCGCATGAAGGGGTTGTGCATAAAGTCACCTCAGCACTCGGAAAGTCAGCGTCAGGACGCTGGTGAACTGCCGCAACTGCTCCAGGTGCTCAAGCGAGTAGATGGGCAGGTTCTGCGTCTGCACCCACACCACGTTGGGCAGCGCCTGGAGCCGACGCTGGCGGAAGAAGTCGGCAATCTCCTCCACCAGGGCCATGAGGGCGTCGATCTCCGCGTTGTCGCCGGAGGGATTCGTGGGCAGTTTCTTCTGCACGCCCACGTCAATCTGGTAGTCGTGCTGGACCAGCGTGCGGCTGGCGCCCTGCATCTCCACGCCCTTGGGCACCACCGACACGTGCAGCGTCTTCATGTCGGCCAGGTCGAAGACCGGCCGGAAGAGCCGCTGGGCGGTGACCGGCTGGCTGAAGCTGTGGTCGTTGATCTCGGCCACGACCGCATCCGCGATGTCCACGATCAATGCCATCTCAGGCTCCCATGAGCTTGGCTATCACGGCCCCGGCCGCCCCGCCGACCACGCCGCTGCCGACCATGTAGCCGATCAGGGCGGCCACGCGGATCTCCAGGACCCGCACCCGGTCGGCCACCGGGCAAGTCTCGGCGTGCTTGGCCAGTGCCCGGTCGATGACCGTCTCGGTCCACTGCTCCAGCGGCATCGTGATTTCAGCGGTAGCGTTCATGCCTACTCCTCATCCACCAATTTGGTGTGAATCCGCAGCGTCACGCCGTACGGGTCGCTCGGGCGGTAGTGCCCGCCGCCGGCCAGGTCCAGCACCTCGTACACCTTCACCTGCTCCCCGTCGGCCAGGCGAATCCGGTCGCCCGGTCGGGGCAGCGTCCTGATCCCGTCCAGCACGAGCTGGTCGGCCGCGATCAGGAAGTCGGTCGCCACCGCCTGGACCGTCAGGCCCGACTCGTCGGCGACCTCGTAATCCGTCTTGCCCAGCGTCGCCTGGACATCCACCGAGGAGTTACCCCGGCTGTAGGTGACTAACTGGGAGGCATGTTTCAGCCGCATGCCTCCCAGCCAGTCACAGGCGATCTTGAGCAGGTCGGCCATCGGTCAGGACCTCCGGATCAGACGGTGGACAGAGCGGCGCCGTCGTTGGAGACGACCGACCACCGCTTGTTGGTGCCGTTGGCCTTGCCGACCAGGAGCACCGCGTCGCCAGCGTCACCCAGGGTGATGGTGTTGTTGCCGGTCTGGTTGACCGTGGTGGCGCACGTAATCACGCAATCGCCGCCGTCGGTCTTCAGGCTCAGCAGGAGTTCCTGCCCCACGTAGGTCGGCGCGGCCAACGTCCGCGTCTCGGCCGCGGCGGTCACCAGGTCGCAGTGGCCGCTGTCGGTGACCGGGATCGCCCCGGCAGCACCCGGGTCGGTGATGCTGGCCGTCAGGGCGTTGTGGACGGTGTTGGTGACGGCGACCGGGCCGTTCCACAGGACCCGGACGGTCTCATCGGTCGCGCCGGCTGCCGCCTGGGCAAAGCCGATGAACGTGTTGCCGCCGGCGGTGGTGGTCGCGCAGCCGGTGCCGGCCGTGCCGTTGTACGGGTTGCCGTCGGCATCCCAGTACAGGGCAGCGCCCAGAGCCTGCTGCTCGTTGGCCTTGACCACGTCGAACACGCCGCTGACCGCGAGACTGCCCAGCGCGTTGGCCGCGATGGGGGTCTTGGCCACGCCGATCATCGAGCCCTGGACCACGACGGCCCCCGCGGCCACGGCCGAAGACGGCGTGTGGTCGATCACGTCGCCGTCCTGGATGAAAGTTGCCTGAAAACTCTGTGCCATGGTTGATTCTCCTGTCTTGGTGGCCCGCGGCCCGGCGGGTTCTTCTTGCGCCCGCCGGGCCGTCAGGCGGGAAGATGGTTACGCTTCACCCTTCGAGCGGACGCCGCCCTTGGGATCCTGGAGAGCGACGCCCACGTCGTGATACCCACGGAGCTGTACCCCGAGCGTTCCGAAATCCGCGTCGGCGGTCTCGATGGTCGGGGCCTCCTGGCCGTTGAGGAAGGCCACCTCAATCACCGGCAGGTCGGCCGGGTCGGCCAGCAGATACCACGCCTTCTCGCTGTTGCCGGTGTAGGTGCTGTTGGACAGATACCGGCTGACCTCGGCCCGGAACTTGCTCTGGTGCGGGTTGGCCACCGGGTACTTGGTGGAGGCGGTGGTGTCGCGGATCTCCAGGCTCTTATAGAGCATGGTCGCCATCGCCGACAGCGCGGTGGGCACCAGCAGGATGGCCGGCTGGATACCGATGGGCTTGCCATCGCTGTCCACCTGGTCGGCGAAGGCCTTCTCGGCCTTGGTCAGCCCGTCGATGGTCAGCGCCGTGTCCGCGCCGGTCAGCAGATTGTTGTTGCCGGCGGCGAAGAACGCCGCGTTGTTCAGGAAGGTGGACCAGAAGATGTCGTTGATCTTCAGGCCCGACCCACGCCCGAGCTTGCGGGGCACGGTGGTGATGGCGCCCAGGTCGTCGTTGATGATGTCCCGGCGGTCGATGGAGATCATCAGGCCGTAGGTGTCGGCCTTGTTGCTGTAGGACTCCTCGCCCAGGGTCCCGTGCTTGAGCTCCCCGCCCGGGGCGACCAGCTCGTACTGGTCCTTCCCGATCAGCCGGTAGGAAGTCACCGTCTTGAAGTCATTGACATTCCTCACCGCACAGATGGCCCGCCACGTGCGCTCGACGCTGAAGAACCCCTCCAGCAGGAACTTGTTGGAGACATTGGACAGGATGCCGCCGATGTTGATCGTCGAGAAGGCGGCCTGGATGCCGTGCCCAAAGGCGAACCGCAGGACGGAGCGGGTGTCGCGGAAGTTGCGGCCGTCGTAGCCGTTGGCCCAGGCCGCCTCCAGGAGCAACTCCTGGAGCCCGATGCCGCCGCGATACCGCTTGTCGGCCAGGTCGGCCGGCTTCTCGCCGTACCGGGCGACCACGTCGTCGCCCTTCATCCCGCCGGTCAGCATGCAGGCGGCCTCCAGGACGGCCCCCGTCAGCGTGCGGTCGGGCATGTGAACCTCCGGGGCCTTGGGCCGCTCGGCCCGCAGGACCTCCAGCTCGGTCCGCGTCACGTCCCAGCCCTCGTCGATGGCCTTGGCGGCGATCTCGGCGTGCTTGTCGCCGCAGACCTTCCGCACGGCCGCGATCCGCCGCTGCTCGGCGGCGGCGTGGACCCGCATGTCGGCCACGGGATCGACGGTGATGCCCGCGTCGGGCATCGTCGCCGCGGTGGCCGCGGCCTGAACCGGAGGCGCGGGGGCGTCCGTGCCCGCCGGCGCCTTCGCCTCGACCTTGGGGGCCTCCTTGCCCGGATCGGCCGCGGTGGTGTTGGTCTTGTCGGTGTTGGTCTCGTCCATGATTGTCTTCTCCTTGGCCTTGGCGGCCACGCTGGCCGACGTGTTGGAGTCGGCCCCAAGATCGACGAAGCTGATCTCCCCCAGCGTCGATTGGCGGACGACGTTCAGGGGCCCGATGAATTCACGACCGTTCACCAGAACGGTCTGGTTCTCCTTGACGAACTCGAACTGCTCGACGCTGGCCCCGATGCTCGCCTGCCAGGGGAAGCCGTTGCGGGCCGAGACGACGATCTCCCGGGCCGCCCCCGTGTCGCGCGAGACCACGCCGGCGGCGATGAGTTGCCCATTTTGGACGCGGATCGAATCGGAATGCCCGACCCCGCTGTTGGCGTCGTGGCCGAAGCGGATGGGGCGGGACTGCGAGGGGACGCTCAATCCGGCCAGGTCCATCACCACCGGGTAGCGCCATCCAGCCACGCGCATCGGGCCGCCGGTGTAGGCGACCATCGTGAACCGGGGGAGGGCCTGCTTGCCGTCGCCGGCGTCGGCCGCAGCGGTGATCTCCATCTGCGCCGTCAGGCAGAGGTTGTCAGGCGGCTTGGGTTCGCTGGTCTTCGTCGTCATTGTCGTCTTCCTTGACCTGGTCGGGGTTTGAGGGCGGCGGGGTTTGCGCAACGGTCAGCCCCAGTTCCTTCATAAGGGCCACTTCTTTGGCCCGCTGGCGAAGCTCGGTCTCCCAGTCTTTGCCCTGGCGGGCGTATTCCTGGGCGAGCGTGGTGGTGTTGCTGGCCAGACGCTGGGCCTGAGCCGAGGCCTCCTTGGCCGGGTCGACGTGTTCGTGACCGTCCCAGAACCACTGGTGGGTTGCGTCTTCCAGTTCGCCCAGGCCGAACACCTTGACGGCTTCGGCCAGCCAGGCGTTCAGGATGCGATCCAGGACGACCGCCTCGCAGTGGGCCTGCTCGACACGGATGGACTTGTAGTAGGTCTGGTGGTCCAGGCGCCCCGAGGCGTAGTTGTAGCCGCTGGAATCACACAGCGCCACATTCCTGGGCATGCTGAGGCAACGAGCCACCTCGTTGAGAATCTCCCGCTTGAACATCTCGTAGGTCGTCGCCGGCTGCTCGGCCTTGATCTGCGAGGGCTCCCAGCCCTCGGGGGTAAAGACCGCCATGTTGGGCGAGAACTCCATTTCCGACATGGGCTCGACTTCGGCGGCCTCGCCGCCGGCCGGGGCATTCGTCTTCATCAGCACGGCGATGTTGGCGGCGGACTCCGCCGCTCCGATCACCGCGAGGGTGTAGCGGCGAAGCTGGGCGAACAACGGCAGCGCGGGCATGATGTCGGGCAGGCCCCGGCGCTGGCCGGGCCGGTCGGCGCGGAACCAGTGGATGACGCTGGCGGCCGGCACGCGGTTGTAATCGAAGGCGCCCGCGCCGCTGCCGCTGCCGGGGTGGGCCTTCAGGACGTGATAAGCCGCCGGGTTGCCGAACGGGTCGTACTCGATCCCGTCGACGGCCAGATCGTTGAGTTTCACAGCCGGGGTCGCGACCTGATCGGCCTCGATCAGCCGCAGGTCCAGCTTGACGGGGGAGGCCAGATTGTCGTTGGAGAACAGGATGGCAAAGGCCTCGCCGTCCTGGGCCCGGGCCATCCGCATGGTGCGGAGCTTACCGGGGAGGTCCACCGCCTTCGCCCACGCGGCGAACTCCTTCTCGATGGTCCCGTTGGCGCCCTCGTCTTCGCCATCGTCCAGCAGCACCTGGAGCCGGGGCCCCGTGCCGATCACGTCGTTGGCCAGCGTCAGGACGATCCCCCGGGCGTAGGAGTTGTTGGCGACCTCGTAGCGGGCGCGGTTGCGGAGCGTGCGGCGGACGTCCGGGCTGGCGGCGGCGTCGGCCGACAGCCCGTCGGCGTTAGCCCAGTGGCGGCGATTGTCGGGGGTGGTCTGGGCGGAATCGAACTTCGCGCGGATCACGACCGTCCGGGCCTCTTTGGCAGAAGAGCCCGTCTGCTTGCTCCGCTTTGAGAATGGCCACCAGCCCATGCTTTACACCGTCCCTGGGGGTACGATCTTGACGCGGGTGAACGCCTTGGCCGGATTGGCCGTGGCCGCCTTGCTGGCCAGGTACTTGTCGGCCTCGATCTGGTCGCGCAGGGGGTGCTGCTTCATCTGGACACCATCCGCGCTGGCCGACTCAGGCCCCTGAGCGCTCTGCTTGATCGTGTCTGTCAGATCGTCCGCCATGGTTCACCTTCATTTGCGGGAGCCGGATTCGAACCGGCGACCTCGTGGGTATGAGCCACGTGAGCTGCCGCTGCTCTATCCCGCTGTCTGACAACCGGCCGCGTGAGCAAAAAGAAAAGGCCGTCCGGGTGTTCGGCCCCGAACGGCCTCGTATCTTTTCGGCAGCGCCCCGGGGATCAGCCGGTGCGTCGCACGGTCAGGTTGTCTAATCCAAATCTACTGGAGCGGTGTGCAGATACAAAGCGTAAAACATCGACTGGTGGAAATCGTTACACCAGTAGACGCTGTGCAACTGTGGGCATGAAATAGGTTACGGGTTACGATAGACAGGAACCACGTCATGGATTCGAAAATGGATGACCTTGCGCGTCTGATTGCGGAACACAATGCCGTGATCCGTAGCATTGCCAGACTAATAGGGCGCCCTGCAAACATCGGGAATGTGGGGGAGTACATCGCCGGCGTAGCGTTCGATATTCAACTGCAGGAATCGGCGAACAACAAATCCTATGATGGCCGATTTCGCTCAGGGCCACTTGCTGGCCAAAGCGTAAACGTCAAGTGGTACTCTCAGCAACAAACCAGCCTTGATCTGACCGAGACCCCGCCAGACTGGTATCTGGTTCTTGTGGGCCCGCCAGCCGCCAAGAAGACAATGGTCAAATGGGCAGGGCAGTGGGCGATCGAATCAGTGTTTCTGTTCAACGGGCCGAGCTTGACCGATACATTACGCAGGAACGGATGCCTTATTGGCCTGGCTAGCAGCGTAAGGAGAGAATATTGGGAAAGGGCCAGAGTCTACCCCTGTGCGACCACTACCTCCTTACAACTGACTGCTGACCAGTTGCGGCTACTGGGGCTGTTCTCCTCGGACAACCTTTTCCAGTCATAGCTAGCCTGCTCTTTCCCAGGTCGTCATTCGCTTACCGCAGTGCCGGCATTCCCGGCGACGAAGGATGCGTCCGCCCCACGTAGCACGGGTGTAAATGACGCGGAAGTGTTTACATCCACAATTGCGGCACTCCAACCCGCGCCGGTCCTCATCGGGAGACCAACTCTTGCGCTCAGCACCAGATTCTGCCATGCTCATTTCCTCCGGAGGTCTTCTTGGGTGTATCGCTTCCGTTCACGGACGGGCAGGGCGTCCCCGGTCGTCCTGATCCCGCACATGCTGGCCGCCGCCGCGCAGCCGACCAGGCAGTCCAGCCAGTGGTTGTCCGGACGGGTGGGCAGGGGCGACCACTCCCGCACCGTCCCGAAGGGCCCGGTCACTTCCACCCACCGCTCCGAGCGGGCCACGTGCTCGGCGAAGAGGCCGTGGTCGGTCTTGGCCGTGCCATAGATGCCGATGCAGCCCCGGTCGGCGGGCGCCGCGGCCAGCCCGTTGTGGACGAAACTCTTCCAGAAGTTGGTGTCGATCAGGACGTGCTGGAACTGCGCGGTGCGGCGGACGTTGGGCATGTACCAGTGGTCGCCGATGGTCTCGCCCGGCTTCTTGGTGTAGGCCGCGAACGGCCTGCGGGTGGCGCGGATGCCCACGCCCTTGGAGAGCATCATCACCGAGCCCCCGCAGCGGCGTTTGACGTCGGCGACGACCGGCGCCTTGTACCCGCTGTCCACCAGCAGGCGGTCCAGTCGCATCAGGCCGCCGCCCCGTGACCATTCCTTGGCCAAGTACTCGGTGACGAGTTTCTCCAGCCCGGCGTGGATGGCCCCGTCCACACCCCGGCCGGGGAACATCGTGGCCAGCGTGTGCGAGGCGTCGTTCCTGGTGAAGAACGATCGGTTCTGCCCGGGCAGCGTGCCGTACTCCACCACCTGGCCGCTGAAGTCTTCTGCCCAGGCGCAGACGAGGTAGTACAGCAGCGGGTCGTGGATATCGATGAACATCGTCAGCTTGGTGCAGGCGGCAGGCACTTCGCCACGCTTGTGGCCGCTGACCTTGGCCAGCACCTGGTCGACCGTCAGAACATTGTCGGCCGCCTGGACCATCGCCGGCTCGTTCTGGTATTCGGTGGCGAAGCCTTCCGGGCCGGTCTTGAGACGCAGGTTCACTGCGTGCTGGATCGCAGAGATTTCCCCCGCCTTGGCGTCAAACCGATCCGACCAGGCCGCGCTGGAGCCCCGGTCCATCGCGTCGCGATGGGCAACATAGAACGCCGTGGCCGCTTCTCTCCCCCTGGTCCGCCTGAGTTCGGCGTACTTGTCCCACAGCGTCTGGTCGGCGGGCCATGCGTAGACCAACTTGGTCCGCTCGCTGTCCCACTCGGGCGACTTCTCCCTGTCCAGCAGCGTGTCGGCCAGGTCGCCCTCGTACATCACCGTGCAGGTCAGCAGGGCCGAGATGGACTCACCGGGCCCGGCCAACCCCATCACGTCGCCGTGGACCAGGTTGAGGCGTTTACGGGTCTGATCGGCCGACATGGCCGACTCCCGGGTCTGCGGATCGTCCAGGAGGGCCAGCGAGGGCCTGATGATGGACCGGTCGGGCCGTGTGTGCTGCTGGCCGCGCAGATTGGAATCCAGGCTGGTCGTCGTGATGATGGACCCGGCCGACGGGGAGACCTCGATCCCGTCCTCCCGCATCGCCCGGGGCAGGTGTTCGCCGTCGATGGACGGGAAGACCATCTTGTCCTGGCCCCAGTGGACGTGCGTGAGCTTGCCGGCGATGTGCTGCTGGAGCTGGCGCTTGGATGAGTTCTCCAGGCAGCGGAGCGGGTAGATCGCCTCGGGGAAGTCGTCCAGCAAGAGCGGCTCTTCCAGGACGAATGTGCGGATGGGCCTCAGAAGCTCGCGGGCGTTGTCCTGGCTGCCGGCGATCATGCAGACGAAGGGCCGGTAACCATAGAGGATGGCCCACAGCGCCGCGCAGCGGGCCAAAGCGGTCTTGCCCGAACCACGGGGCATGGCAAAGGCGAACAGCCCGCCCTCGCGGACGGCCTTCTCGATCTTGGTAATCACCCGCAGATGGTCCTGCGACCACGGCCGCCAGAACGCCCCCGGGAAATACGTCGTGCAGAAGAGGCGGAAGGATTCGCCGGCCGCCTTGCGGCGGGCGTAGTCAGCGATCTCCGGGATGGGGAAGATGTCCTGGGCGGCCTTGGTGGCGGTACGGTTCCGCTGGGCTTGGCGGCGTTTGGCCTCGAAGTAATCGGCCTTGGCCGCACGGGGCTTCTCCAGTTCGGCCGCCAGCCAGCGGGCGTATCGCACCAGGTGGACGTGAATGCCGTCCCCGAACTTCAGCGCAGCGGCGTCCATCTGTCGCCGAAGACGCGAACGCGTGAGAACCGTGCCCAGCGGCGTGGCGTTGATGATCGTCAGCAGCTCGCCCTGGGTCAGGTTGGTCAGGTCAATCGCCATCGTTTTTCGCCAATTCCCCCAGCCGCTTGTTCAGCCATGCGGCGTAGTGGATCAGGTTGACGCGGCCGTCGGCGCCCGTCGGCGCGCCGTCCTCCACGTGCCGGCGGACGGCCTCCACCGGCATACCCATGGCCCGGGCCAACTGCTCGACCGTCAGGGCGGCGGGGTTGGCGATCGCCCGGGCGCCCTGGGCGGCGGGGGCGAGGTCTACCGGTGGAACAATCTTCACGGAATCATCGCTACTGGTCATAAGTCCGCACCCCCTCGACATATGTGGCATGCGAGAATCTAGGTGGATTTACGGGGATTTCCTTGGCATTTCGGCGAAATCTCGGCCCCATGTGGTCATGAACATGAAGGAGAACACGATGGACGCGAAGAACGAAAACCAGACGACGAACCTGCCGCGAGGAACGCGGGTCCTCAACATCAACGACGGCGAGGCCGGAACAATCCTGGCCCCGCGAATGGGACGCAACGGCCGCATTCGCGGCTACGACGTTCATACCGCCGACGGGGTGGAGGGCTGGAGCCTCAGCGAGTTCATCGTCCTGACCAACAACGAGTAACCCAGACACAAGGAGAACCCCATGAACGAGATCGACATCGAAACCATGCTGTACGAGATGCTCCAGGACGAGGACGCCGCCCCGGAAGTCAGCCGGGTCCAGACGTTCGAGGAGGCCGGGCTGCTGACCAACAACCGCGGGCTCGTGGTCCGCACCCGGGACGGACATGAGTTCCAGATCAATGTTGTGCAGAGCCGCTAGAGGAGAACGACCATGAAGCGACGCAACCGACCCGAGACGTACGAAGCGGAAGTGAACGGCAAGAAGGTCCGCGTGACCGTGCCGGAGAACGACGAGAGCGACCTCTTCGCCGCCGTCCGCGAGCAGATGAGCCCCCACGCGGTGGCGGCCATCGTCTCCTTCCTCCAGCCCGTCCGCACGAACAACAGCGACGTGGACCGCCAGGTCCACTGGTTTGCCGAGGAGCTGACCAAGCTCGTCGGCGGGTACGAACAGCAATCCCGGCTCGCGGAAGAGCTGGGGCTTTAGCAACCTGCCCGGCATAACGCCGGGCCCAACAGAAAGGGCAGAACCATGACCACGAAGAAGAACAGCAAGAAGCGGAGCAGCGCCAGCACCACCGAGAAGCGGCCGGCCAAGCGGAAGGTGATCGTCTCCCTGGCGCAGTACGAAGCCGAGGCCAAGGCCGAGGCGAAGAAGCACGGCAAGGCGGACCTGGATACGCCCATCGCCACGGCGGCCGAGATCGCCGCGACCGTCGAGGCGATCAAGAATGGGAACCTGGCCGACGGCATCACCGCTCCGACGGGCGGCAAGAAGAAGGCCGCACCCCGCGGCGCGGGTGCGAAGAGCGGCGTTGAGCCGGCCAAGGACGCGACCCCCGCCAAGAAACGCCCCACGGGCGAACGTAGCGCCACCCCGCGGCGCCCCAGCGGCCTGGACGCCGCCGTCCAGGTCCTGGCCGAGGCCGGCGAGCCCTTGAACACCACCGAGATGGTCAAGCGGATGCTGGAGAAGGGTCTCTGGAAGACCGGCGGCAAGACGCCGGCGGCGACCATCTACGCCGCCATCATCCGTGAAATCGCGGTCAAGGGCGACAAGAGCCGCTTCCGCAAGACCGCCCGCGGGCACTTCGAGCTGGGCAAGTAGCGACCGCATCATCCCGACACCTCCTGCGCCCCGGCCAACTCGGCCGGGGCGCTCTCAGTCATGTCCGCGCGATCTGCCGCCACGATCCGCGCGGCCTTCTTGCCGGTGAAGTCCTCCCATCTCCGCACGACGACATCGCAGAACCGGGGTTCCAGTTCCATGAGGAAGGCGTTGCGCCCCGTCTGCTCGGCGGCGATCAGCGTGGAACCGCTGCCGCCGAACTGGTCTAGGACGCTCTGGCCGGGGTCGCTAGAGTTCTCGATGTGCCGGCGGATCAGCTCCACCGGCTTCATCGTCGGGTGCTGCTCCGACCGCTTGGGGCGGGGGATCTCGAAGACGGATGTCTGGCATCTGTCCGGTACGGGATGGTGGGCCGCGCCGGGCTTCCAACAAAAGTAGACCACCTCATGTCGGTAATGGTAGTCCAGCCTAGAAATCACCAGGGCGTCTTTTACCCACACGAGGCTGCTGTGCCAGATTCCCAGGTCGTACAACACCATGCTGAAGGCCACGCCGATCGGGCCGTGGGGTGCCGCGACATACCAGACCGCCCCCGGCTTGCACGATTCCAGACCTAGGTCGAACGCGCCCCGGAGGAACGCCACCAGCCCAGGTACATCCAGGTCGTCGTTGGCGATGCCGGGATGTCCTTCGGCCCGGGCCTGCGACGAGGACATGCCGCGATCCGTCCCCACCCGGCTGGCGATGCCCACCCCATACGGCGGGTCCGTCCAGACCATGTCGGCCAGACGGCCGTCCATGAGCCGGGCCATGTCCTGGGGGTTCCTGGAATCGCCGCACAGCAGCCGGTGCCGGGATTCAAGGGGCGCCATGTATTCTTTGCCGCACCTGCGGCACGTGCACTGTCGTTCCAGAGTCATGTGTTGCCTCCAACCGGTATGGGCGAGTCGCCAGCCCGTTCCAGGACGGCGGCCTTGCCCGTGAATTCCTGCCATCGCTTGACCGCCACGTCGACGTACCGCGGCACCAGTTCCACGGCGAAGCACCGTCGCCCCAGCCGCTCGGCGGCGATGATCGTCGTGCCGGTCCCGCAGAACGGCTCGTAGATGATCCCGCCGGCGCCGTCGAAGGATTCCAGGACGTGCAGCGCCAGGTGGACCGGCATCGAGGCGGCGTGGATGTCGGGGGCGACGTTCTCCCCGCTGGCGCCCCGCCCCTCGTAGACGTTGGACACCGTGGAATGGAACCTCCCGGTGGGGATGGCCCGGGAGGGGTTCTCCTCGGGCGAGAGGACCCAGATGTCCTCGAACCGGGAGTTCATGACATTGGCGGCCATCGCCGGCTGGCCCTGGCCCTTGAACCACACCATCCTGTCGACGAAGTGGTTACGGAAGTGGTGAATCCAGTCCAGCACCGTGATCTTGTTGCCCGCCAGCGACTGGAGGTTGACCGCCACCGTCTGGCAATGCGACAGGGCGATGGTCGTGAAGTCCACCAGGAGCCGCAAGTACTCGCCCGCGGGTCGGTCATCGCTGACGCCCACGTACTTGCAGTCCACGCGGTTCTTGTTGCCGCCCAGGGAGTTGTCGCCGGCGTTGTAAGGCGGCGACGTGAAGCACAGGTGGGCTTTCTGGCCGTCCATGAGCAGCGCGACACCCCCGGCGTCGCTCGCGTCACCGCACAGGAGCCGGTGGCGCGATTGCACGACCGCCGAGTAGCCCTTGCCGCACCTGGAGCATGTGCATTGGCGGTTCATAGCTCGTTCACCTCGTTGCAGTGCGGGCAGGTGGTATACGCCCCCAGCAGCCACAGGTCCCCGGGCTTGGTGACCGGTTCCTCGGGCGCCTCGGGCACCTCGTCGGGATCGGTCAGACCCTCGGTGCCCGGGGGAGCAAGCAACTTCGCCAGTTCATCCTCGCCAAACCCCAGCAACGACAGGTCGAAGTCGGCCGCCTGGAGGTCCTTGAGTTCGATGGGCAGCAGGTCCATGTTCCACTCGGCCAACTCGTTCGTCTTGTTGTCGGCCAGCCTGTAGGCCTTGGCCTGCTCGGGGGAGAGGTCCTTGGCGACGTGGACGGGCACCTTGGCCAGCCCCAGCTTCCGCGCCGCCTTCCAGCGGGTGTGGCCGCAGATGATGACCATGTCCTTGTCCACCACGATGGGCTGGCGGAACCCGAACTCCCGCAGGGACGCGGCCACCGCGTCCACAGCCGCGTCGTTGACGCGGGGGTTGGCCTCGTAGGGCTTCACCTGGTCGATGCTCACGAGCTTCACTTCCATGTGCGTTTCTCCTTCAAAGGGGGTCGTTCGCTATCGCAACAAACAAAAAGATTCTTCCGTTCCGTTCCCGCCGCGGACAGAAGCGACCGAAGGCGGCGGAGTACCTATGCGATCTTGCCCATCTTGCCTGGTTTGACATTCCGCGACGTGATGTCGCGCCCGTGGGTGGTCGTAGGGTTGTGCGGCCTTGGGCGCGATCGTCGAACCTGCGCCAACGTGGCGCGAAGGGGGCGCCCAAGGAGCGGCAAGAGATCCCCGACGTGCCCCCCGTTGGGCCGGGTGCATCTTCAAAAAGATGCCCGCAAGAGGGAATTCATTCCCGCGTATCTTGGTTAAAGATGCATCTTTTCGAAGATGGCGCGGGAATGAATTCATCTTCGGAAAGATGTAAACACATAATATATATGTATTAATTTCCTTCCTATTAATTCCTTCCTTCCCTGCACGCGCGCTACTTTTAGCCTCTAGGCGTGCGCGGGGGTCGGGAAGGAAACAATTAATTCCAATAGATGCGTGGACGCTCAGCATGCCACGTACTCCTGCCCGGGCGCTCCGGGCCCGTCCTGGGTTCTGGTTGCCAGGCGGACGTCCCCGGCCTCCATCAGGGCCAGGATGATCTCGTCGCGCTCGCGCGAGGGGATCGCCCGCAGACGACGGCAGAGGGCCGTTCTGGTGATGCGCCCGCTCGGGGCATTGCGGATCTCACGCAGGACGCGTTTGCGCTTGGCGTCGAACTCATTCTCGCTGGCGTGCTCGAAGGCCATGTGCAGCATGCGTCGGGTCTGGTGGCTGACGAGTTGGCCTGCCCAACGGGCGGCAGATTCATCCACGACGGGCCCGGCATGGTTGGCGCTGCAGGCGTGGACCAAGGCCAGCCGCCGTGCCTTCTCGTTGGCCCGCGCCCAGATGGCCATGCCCATGGTGTCGTTGGCGGACTCGGCCTTGGAGTATTGTGCGTCGGCGTGCGTCCGCAGTTCGGCCAGGGTGGCCTTCGCCCCGGCGGTGTACGGCACCACAGTGGGCGTCGGGTGCCAGTTCTCCAGGTTGCCCTTACCCAGGCGAAGTTCGGCCCAGTAGCGGGCGATGGCGATGATGGATTCGGGTAGATCGTCGCCGGCGGGGTCCTGGCCGACGCTGCGCTTGCCGGTCTCCAAGATCAGCATCCTGGCGAAGAATCCGTTGGTAAGCATCTTGCCCGACAGCGACTCGTAGAAATTCTTGGGGATGGCGGTGCCGAAGAGGCACAGGCACGGCTGGTCGATGACGCCCCGGGATGCGTTCTTGCCCGCCTTGACCCGCATGGCATAGATGCCGTTGGCGGAGGTGTACATCTTCAGCAGGACGTTCATGATCCCCTCGAAGCGGATCTCCTTGCCGCGAGCGATGGCCGAGATCAGCCCGTCCATCTCGTCGGTTTGGAAGAGCATGGCGGGCTGGACCAACATGCGGTCCTCGATACCCTCGCCAGAGGCGAAGGTTTCGGCGAAGTTCTCGTGCAACCCGGCTTGAAGCAGGATGCGCTGGTTAACCTTGCGGGGGTGGTCCTTGCCGACGCCCGAGTTGGCCAGGCCCAGCAGGTAGAGGCTGCTGCGGTTGTCGGCCTCGTCTCGGACTTTGCGCCCGGCCAGGAGCCCCTGGAGACTGACCGCCCCGCAGAAGGCCAGGACGGTGTCGGGGTACGGGGCGGTCGCCAGGGTGTAGTCCATCACCTGTTCGACGAAGCCGGGCACGTGCAGCAGTTCCTCCGGCACGGGGCCAGGATCCTCAGGAGCATCGGACGCCCGGGTAGGCTCCACGGGCGACGACGTGAACGCAGACAGATCGACGCCCGACGCGTCGGGCGCCTGCCCGTATCCCTGGACGCGCAGGGCCGTCGCGGCAGCCGCATAATCGCCGCCATGCTCGAGCAGGGCATAGACGCCGAAGGGTGCGTACGCCTGCTGGGGCTCAAACGGGGCGGCATTGGAGGAGAAGACGTAGAAGACGCGGTCCTTGAGGGTCGCGCTGGAGCCGGTCGACTTGCCCGGGCGGCGCCAGTATTCGTTCTCCCCGGGTCGGGCCAACGTCCAGCCATGCCGGAGCAGGACGTCCCGGACGTCACCCCGTTCGTTGAACTCATCACCCGGGCGGCCTGCCACGGCGGCGACCACGGGCGAGGCGTCCTGCCTGGCCCAACACTCGTTCAGTGACCATGCACAGGACAGCAGCACGTCGCGCTCCGCATCCTCGATCACCGGGGGCGCGGCCAGATCGCCCTGGAGGACTTCGTACCCGGGCGAGGGGGCGCACAGGAAGAGCCCGCCCTCGCCCCGGGTCTCGATGAGGGTTTCCGGTCGGCCGCCGGGCACTGCCCGCTGGGCGAGTTTGAGGTTGCCGCAGATGACCACCCGGCAGCGGTAGACGACGTGGAGCCCGCCCCGCTGGCTGCGTTCGACGACCAGGCGGGCCAAGAGCCCGGGGGCCTGCTCCTCAACCAGCCGGGCCCATCGTTCGTACAAGGCGCCCCCGGCGTCGAAGTCGATCATCTCCAGGTTGCCCGACGCGCCGCCCGTCAGCAGACAGCAGGCGGTCGCCGACGAGAACCACTGCGCAAGCTGGGCCTCCGAAGGCAGGCACTGCTGGTAGGCCTTCCAACTCCCGACGGAGGGGCGCTTCTCGGCCAGGATGGCCGGCAGGACGCACAGGCCGGCGCGGAGGTAAGATGTCGCCGTTCCCAGCATCATCCGTGGCCCTCCGGCGGCATGACCGCCTCGAGATTGCAGCGGAAGTGCCAGAACATCCGCAGAGCCTGTCGCGTCAGGCCTTCGTTCGAGAAGGTCTCCGGGGGAGCCTCGTACGGATCGTCGTCGGTCTCGTGCGCCAGTTGTACCGCGTGCTCCAGCGGCCCTACGGGGACCGCCAGCACGGCCAGAAGGAGTTGACGCACCTGACGGGCGAGTCGCCGATCAATCTCTGTCACGTTGATGGACATTTCATCTCCCGATCAAAAAGGAATCGAGTCATCGTCCGCCGGCACGTACTCCGGCTCGGGCCCTGCCAGATCGCCCGCGGCCAGCGCCGGGGGCTTTGTGCCGAGCGTGTGGCCGACGATCCGGGCGTAGGGTTCGCCGGCCGCCCGGCGGACCTGGATTGCCAGCGCCTTGCCAATGCCCCCGGCCTGGCCGATGCCCACCGCCTCCTCGGCTGTCGAGGGGACGGGCTCGTTGGACCGCTGCCGCCACCAGTGTTCGGCCTTGGCCCGGGCGTAACCGGTGTGCTCGAAGCAGACCCACTCGGAGATGTACTTGTTCCACCCGAGGCGATACTCCACCCGCATCGTCCTGGGGGCGTCCTCCGGCGCGTCGCGTTTGATGTGGACGGCGTAGCGCACGTCCAGAACCTGGTGCTCGGTGACGGTCTCCTGGCCGGAGAGCACCCCCTCCGTGGAGGCCTCGGCATCGTGCCGCTGTCGCTCCGGGGGCGGGAAGATATGCCCGCACTCGGGGCAGGTGGCGTAGGCGGCGTGGATGACGGCATGGCAGTCCGGGCATTCCTTGGCCGGCGCCTCGCCGTCGCCCTTGCCCGGCTCGGTGACGCGGAGGTCGTCGACGGGCCCGTGGCGCATCACGTTGCCGCCGAAGTCCAGCACCAGGCAGTCGGCCTTGCCCTCGCAGAGCCGAAAACCCCGTCCCACCATCTGGTAGTAGAGCCCCGGCGACATGGTCGGGCGTAGCATCACCACGCAGTCGACGTTGGGCGCATCAAAGCCGGTCGTCAGGACGTTGACGTTGCAGAGGTACTTGAGGGGCCGGTTATCGGAGAACAGGCCCTTGCCTGGCTGCCGCCGGAAGCGGGCGATCACGCGGTCGCGATCGGCTGACGGGGTGTCCCCGCAGACGAAGCCGCACTCGATGCCGTAGTCCTGCTGGAGGGCGGCGACGATGTGCTGGCCGTGCTGGATGCCCGCGGCGAAGATCAGAACCGACTGGCGGTCCTGGGTCTGCTGGACCAGTTCGGCACAGGCGGCGCGGACGAGGGCCTCCTGGTCCATCAGGTCCTCGGTTTCGCTGGGGATGAATTCCCCGCCCCGCACGTGCAGGCTGCTGGTGTCCGCCCTGGCGATTGCCGCCTTGGTGCGAAGCGGGCAGAGATACCCGTCCCGGATCAGCTCGCGGACCCCCACCTCGTAACAGATGGAATTGAGAAAGTGGTCGGGCCGGCAGATCGACCCACTGGACATGCGGAATGGGGTGGCCGTCAAACCGATGGCGCGGACGTGGGGGTTGATGATCTTCGAGTCGGCCAGGAACTGGCGGTACATGCCCTCGCCATCCGGAGGGATCAGATGCGATTCGTCGATCATAATCAGTTGAAAGGCGTCGAGATCCCCGGCCCGCTTGTAGACCGACTGGATGCCGGCGACGATGACCCGGTGCTCGGTGTCCCGCCGCCGCAGGCCCGCCGAGTAGATGCCGACATCCAGTTGCGGCGCCATGGCCGACAGCGTGCCGGCCGTCTGCTCCAGGAGCTCCTTGACGTGGGCCAGCACCAGCACCCGGCCGTCCCACTTGCGGACGGCATCGTCGCAGATGGTGGCCATTACAGGGGTCTTCCCGGCGCCGGTCGGGATCACGACGACGGGGTTGTCGTCGTGATCCCGCAGGTGGCGGTAGACCGCCTCAACGGCGGCGGACTGGTATGGACGTAGGGAGATCACTACCCTTGGGCCTCCGACTTGGCGGCCCGAGTCGTGACCGAGTTTAGCCAACGTACCCAGTACCGCCAGATCGCGTCCTCGGCAGGCTGGCCAGCGGCGGCCAAGCCCCGGAGAGCGTTACGCAGGTCATACAGCTCGGGATTCAACGGGACCTGTCGCGCCGCTTGTCGCAGCAGATCGCGTGCTGCCTGAAGCAGACAGAAGGCCTCGTGTGCCTGCTGCGCCTGAATGGCCAGCTCGTTGCGGTCCTCGAAGGCCGTCATGCCCGTCCTCCTTCACCGGCAGTCTCCTCGGGCAGCATGAACATCTCGGCGGAGCAGGGACGCAAGACACCCAGGGATTGCCCGCGAAGGAAGGCGGTCAGGGCACGCTCGACCTTTCCGTAATGTTCCCGGAAGTTGGCGAGCGTCTGGCTGCGGTCGCGGGTGCCGAGGTAATCCCGAAGCAGGATGATGACATTCTCCTCGTCGCTGCGGGGCAGCCCCGTCCGAAGCACTTCGCAGAACCGTTCCAGCCGGGAGAGGTCACCGACGCAGTACCAGGCCCGCGCCACGACCGCGCACGTCGCGCTGCACGAGACCCCCTTGATTCGGCTGGTCGCCAGCCGCTGGGTGGCGAACTCAACGGCCTGCCTGTGCGCGGCCATCAACCCGACCAGTTGCGAGTAGGTCATCCGCTGGTCAGGGCCCAGGCCGCGGATCATCGCCCGCAGGACGGCCAGTTGGGCGGCGTTGACCCGCCCCAGGCGGTTGTTCAGGGACATACGCTCGGCGGTGGTCCGTGGCTTTCCGCCGTCGAGATACTCCAGCGAGTCCGACGGGGCGTTGAACGTCACGTTCATCGGCAGCGTTACGCCCGACAGGCTGACGGCCCACAGCCGGTGCTGGCCGTCCAGGAGCTTTCCATGCGAGTCGAACGCGAGCCCCTGGTGCATCAGCTTCCAGTTGCCGGCCTTGATCTCCTGGACCAGCCGGTCGACGTACTCGTTGTCCAGCGGCCGGTTGTGGACGTTGCCGTCCAGCCATCGCATGGCCTGCTCCGGCGTAACCTGCATGACCTGTGTGTGCATGAGCGATTCTGAAGCGGCGACCATGGTCAGACCTTCCTTTCCTGTTCGGCGGCCCGGAGGGCCCGGATTTCCGCGATGACCTTGTCGAGGTAGGACCACTGGAACGTGTGATAGAGTGCGTATGCGGCATTGCCGACGTGGTTGGTGGGCAGCTCCACCTGCACGCTGTCGGCCTTGATTCGCGAGACGTTGTCGGGCAGGTCGGGGCGGAGTTTCATCGCCGCGAAATGATCCTTTGAGACCTTGGCGGCCCTGGGCTTCTTCGCCTTCCCGATGCTCCCCACCTTCATCTGGTAAGTCTTGCCCTTGCGGGTGACGACACGGGCGGGCTGGCCGGAGCAGGGCTCGTCGTCCATCTTGGGAACTTCCCAAGATGCGCTGCCCTTCGCGGCGGCGGTGATCTCGCCGGCCACAACCAGTTCGTCGCGATACTTGGCCACCGTGTGATGGTCGACGCCAACGTGCCGGGCTATCTCACTGTCGCTACGTTCGCCCTTGCAGTGTCGCAGAGCCGACTTGACCGCCCGGACCTTATCGTCGTTGGTCCGGCGCATGCCGTTGGCCTTGTTGGCCGAGAAGCTGAACCACTGGGCGTCGGCCATCGTGCCCTGGCGAATCTCGCACTCGATGGAGTCGAGCTGGAGCTTCATGGCGGCGCCCCAGCGGTGGAATCCGTCGCCCAGCCAGTAGTCCTTGCCGTCGTGGAAGACGATCAGCGGAGGGAAGGGCGAGCCAGACTTCATGTCCTCGGCGTACTCGGTGAGGACGTCCTCATGGATGCGGGCCCGCGTCTGGGTCCCGCCGTCCAGGCGAATCTTCTTAAGCGGTAACTTCATGGTGGATTTCCTATGATTGGGGGTTGCGGGAAGCCGGCGGCCGGAGCGCCACCAGGCGGACCGTCTTGCCGGTCTTGCGATACTGCTCGCAGCGGAACTTCAGGAACGGATCGTCCTTGTCCGCTGGGTCGAAGAGCAGGACAACCTCGTCACGCCAGTTGCCCTGGTGCTCACGGTAGGTGAACCAGTTCATGTTGGATTTCCTTCAAGGTTGAGGGATTCAAGGGGAAGACACAGACGACCACTTTGCCGCCGGGTACGACGGTGTCCCGCATGATGGTCAGGAGCTTCTTGACCTGGCTGTCATCGCGGTACACGCCCCCGTGCTGGAGGGCGTCCAGCAGCGCCTTTTGCACATTGTCTGCATCACGGGTGCGGCGGTCGGGCGGATACAGGTCCAGGCCGACCGCCAACGTGCCGACCAGCGCCTGGATGCCCGCCCGCCGGAGGATCGAGCACACCGTCGTGCGGTATGCCCGACCCTCGCGGCTGATGAGCGTGCGAAAGCCCACGTGGCGGTAGTAGCGGTTCACGCTGGGCGGGTAGGGAAGCGTGAGAATCATCTGTGCACCCCCGCATACGGCGCCCGGCTGCCCCCCGGCCGCCCCAAGTCCTCGCTGAAGTAGGGCCGCACGTACGTGTCCTGAAGGTATCTGGACTGCATCATCTTGCGTCGCATGGTCTTTGTGCATCGGGGGCAGTACCTGTTCTTGCGGTTCTTCAGCGGGTGCTGGCAGATCTCACACTTGATGCCCACGGCGGTCCTCACCTTCTCCACGGGGGCGTGGCGCTGGTCGCCGGGGCCTGCTGCGGCTGGCTCTGGGCCGCAGCCGCCTTGGAGGCGTAGGCCTTGATGCGGTTCTGGAGCTCGCCGTTGTCCTTGCGGTTGACGCACTTGACGGTGATGAGCATGGGCAGGCCGTGGAGCTGGACGCTGTCCTGGGGCCGCAGCACGCCCACCGCCTTGCAGATGGCCGCCAGTTCCGCCCGGGCGAACTTCACCGTCTCGGGGTTGGGGTGGTCCAGGTTCAGATTGACCCAGATCTTCCGACCCTTGTACTGCCCATCCAGAACCTCCAGCTCGAGGCTCAGGAACTTGTTGCCCTTCTGGCTGGTCTTCTCCTCGGAGGCCACGATCTGCGCCAGGTACTGGCCGGCCGGGATCGGTTCGTAGCTGGGGACCGGTTCCACGTTGTTGGCATCGAATCCATTGAGATTAGGCATTGGTCATTGCTCCTTCGATTTGGGTGTTGGGGTTGGCAGACTGCGACTTGATGATCTCGTTGAACAGAGTGTTCCAGTCCAGGGGCAGCTCGGCCCGCAGGCTGTAGCGGTTCTTGGCCACGCACGCCGGCCCGCCCACGCACTTGAGGATGCGGCGGTCGCCCTCGCCGGCCCCGGTGGCGATGGTCCGCTTCTGGCCGAAGCCCTTGTCCTCGGTCCGGGTGGCGATGATCCGGGTGGCGAACAAGACCGCGTCGCACCACTCGATGACCATGGCGTTGGCGTGCTTGTGCAGCTTGGGGCTGTAGCGGTCGTAGCTGAGGGTCTCGGGGTCCTCGAACTTCTCGACCTTCGAGTGGGCCAGCAGGATCGCCATCATCTTGCGCTTGTGGCGCAGCTCGTCCAGCAGGTCCAGCACCGTCCGCCAGTAGTCCAGGGCGAAGACGTAGCCCTTCTGGTAGCCGATGTCCTCGATGTTGCTGACCTTCTTGTCCCTGCAGACTCGCGCCCAGATCAGCCGCTCCAGCCAGTCCACCGTATCGATGACGACCGTCTGGTACTCGTGCTGTTCGTCGCGGAGGGCCTCCAGCGAGGACACGACGTCCTCGTAGGCCCTGGCCAGCGGGAAGGCGTTGCAGTCGATCTGGCCCAGGCCGTCCTCGGTGGCGATGAAGGCAGGATTGGGGGCCCTTGACGCCAGGGTGCTCTTGCCGATGCCCTCGCTGCCGTGGATCTCCAGCCTGGGCGGCGTGAACTGCCGCCCCTTGTGCATCCGTTCCAGTAAGCTCATGTTCAGTTCCTTCTGTAAGTGGTTGGTGTTCTTCACATTTGGCTGGCCAGCCATCGGCGGGGGCAGGAGTTGAACCTGCCTGTCGGGGCTGATGAGGCCCCGACTCGCCCTCTCCCGCCTGGGTGCTACCGGATCGTGAGGCAGGTCCCGCGGACGCCGAGCTCGGCGCCCGTCACCTGCTGGCCCGACTCCAGGGCCTTGCGGATGGCATCCTTGTCCGGCTCGCGGATCTCCTTGACGCGGATGAACTCGTGGGCCACGACGGCCGGGTCGGGGATGATGAGCGGCAGGTTGCCGCCGACCTTGGCGACGCCGACCTTATAGCGGTCGGTCTCCAACTTCGTGATGCCCCGCATCTCCAGGGCGGCCTTGAGCCGATCGCGCAGGAATTTCGCGTTGCCGGCGTCCACCTTGGCCCGGTGGTAGAGCCGGTCGGCCTCGGCCTTGCGGACCTCCGCGCGGGCGTTCATCGCGGTGATCAGGGCGGCGTAGTTGTCCACTTTGCCCTTGAGGTCCTGCTCCAGTTCCGCCAGCCAGGCGTCGACGGTCGCCTCGACGCCGGTGATGTCGCCGGCGGCTTCCGTCAGCAGGTCGTCCAGGGCCTGAAGGTCTTCGGTGATGTCCAGTAGGGTGCGTTTCATGGGAGGGAGTTTCCTTTCAGGCGGCGGGGCTGGGGACCAGAAGCTGGACGCGGCGGATGCTGAAGGCGGTGGCGCCGAACTCGGCTGCGATGAAGGCTGTGAAGATCAGACTGATGGCCATGCCGACCGGCGTGCCGGCGTCGATGACGATGACGTTGATGCTCTCGTCGCTGAAGCACTCCGCGTCGCTTCGGACGCGGCAGTGGCCGAACAGCCCCTCGGTGGCCAGAAGCGCCAGCAGAAGGGGCTTGCGGACCTCGCGGAGGTCAATTTCCTCGGCGAACTGATACCTGTAGCCCATTCGATTCATGTGGTTCCTTTCCAATGGCCCGCACGGGGCCTGGTTATGGTCGGCGGAAGTCATGACTTCACCTCCCTGGCTGGCAGCCAGGTCATGCTGAGGTTGCCGGTGACGGTGCAGAGACGCTCGGGTCCATTGACGATCTGCCCGGCCTTGCGGAGTTCCGGCAGACGACGAGAGGGGACGTGACGTTCGAGACCGGCGGCCACCGCGATCTCGGCGGCCGTCTTGCCTGGGGTCTTCCAGACCTCAATCAAACAGAGGTGGCGTTGGCTGGCCGCACGACCGCTGGCTTCCACTTCTTCAGCGGCCTGGTGCGACGTGGGTGAGTCGGTTCTTCGTGCCAGTGCGTTGATCATCGGCTCTCCAATCGGGCGTCGAGTGGGTCGTTTGCGACCCGCGATGCGACTACCCGTTATTTGCCGTTGCCCCCGAGATTTGCTCGCTCATGGAGATGTGAGCTAGTAAACACATATGCGCCACATATGGGCTGAGAGATGCGCGGCATGAACGACTAATGTGCCGCATCTGTGGCGCATATGAGTTCGCGGGCGCAGCGCTGGGACTACATACCGGACCGAGCATCGCGCGGAGCATGACACGTGCAGCGTCGAGAGCGTCTCGACGCGACACGAATGGCCCCTGAAGTGAAAGGCCCAGTCATGCCCGCCAACAGCTACGTCGGGATCGTGGAACAAGAAGTGCCCCGCCTCGTGGTCAGCCGCGCCAGGCGTATGCACATCGACCGCGATGAAATCGATGATCTCCTGCAGCAGATCGTCCCCAAGCTCGCCAAGTTCGAGTACGACCCCTCTCGCTCCAGGGGTGCGTCGCGCACGACCGCAATGACAGCGGTGATCGACCGCCAGATCAAGGCATACCTCCGCGCAAAGAACCGCTATCAGAAGTGCATCGAGCGTGTGAAGGTCATGTCCGGCGATTCGGCCTCCGGGCGCCCCGGGCGGCCTCACCACATCACGCAGCTAGATCTCGTCGATCTGCGGCTCGATCTGGCCACCGCGATGGCCACCCTCTCCGCCCGTGATCGAATGATCTGCCACGGCATGGGGGATCGCCTCCCGGTCACGGTCATCGCCGAGCAGGTGGGTTGCGGGCGCGACACCGTCAGCAGGGCCATCGTCCGCATCCGCGAGGTGTTCACCGCCGCCGGGCTGCTGGCCTGGATCGATCCGGACTACCGCGGCGATGGCGAACATGCCTGAGGAAGGGGGAGAACCATCCATGATCAGAGCCGCAGATTCGACTGGATTTATGGCGCCACCGGAGCAAGGGTGTCCACCGACCGACGCGATTCCCCGCCGCCCGCCCGGGGCGGCCTGGATCACGGACGAGGCGGTCGAGGACACGCGTCGGGTGTGGTCGCCGTACTACGGCAGAGAACTGACCGAAGGCGAGGCGGTCGAGATTCTCATGAACGTCAAGGACCTCGCCGACGTGCTGGTCCAGGCCAGAAGGAGACCATGATGCAGAACTGCGTGATTTGGGCACGCGTCTCGTCGCGGGAACAGCGAGAGGGCTACTCCATCGACGCCCAACTCCGCGTGAACCGCGAGCGGGCGCGGAAGGAGGGCTGGGGCATCGTCCGCGAGTTCGTGGTGGCCGAGTCGGCCAAGCGCGGGGCCGAACGCGTGGCGTTCAACGAGATGCTCAAGTGGGTCCGCGCCAACGCCCGCAAGCTGAAGATCGACTTCATCCTCGCCCACAAGCTCGACCGGGCCTGCCGCAACATGCGTGATGCCGTGCGGCTCCAGGAAATGGAAGACCAGTGCGGGGTAAAGCTCGCCTTCGTGGAAAACCAGTTCGGACCCGGCGCGGCCGGGGCGCTGTCGTTCAACGTCATGGCCGCCGTCGCCCAGTACTACTCCGACAACCTTCGCACCGAGGTGCTCAAGGGCATCGAGGAAAAGGTTCGCCAAGGCTGGGCGCCGGGCCTGGCGGCCTACGGCTACCGGAACGTGAAAGACGACCGCGATGAACCCATCCAGATCCACCCGGTCAACGGACCGACCGTCCAGCGACTCTTCGAGCTGTACGCCACCGGGCTCTACACCTTCAAGGCCATGGCCGACGTGCTTCAACGCGAAGGCTTCATCTACCAACCCGGATGCCCACGATTCCACCGCTGCGCGATGTCCTACATCCTGAACAACCGCATCTACGTGGGCATGGTCACGTTCCGAGGGCAGACGTACATCGGCAAGCACAAACCCCTCGTCGACCTCGAACTGTTCGAGCGGTGCCAGGACCTGCTCAACGGCAAGAACCGCCGCGTGCGAGACGCCAACCACTACCTGGCCGGAGGCATGTTCGTCTGCGCCCACTGCGGCTACGGAATCACCGGCGAGCGCATCGTCCGCAAGATGAAGAGCGGCAAGGTCCACGAGTACGTCTACTACCGCTGCGGGAATCTGGACCCCGCCCCGGACCACCCTGTGGTCCGTTGGCGGCAGGATCAGCTCGAAGAGGCCATCAAGCGGGACCTGACCAGCCTCCGCATCCCCGACGACGAACGACGCGACTGGTTCCGCCGCCACCTGGCCGTGGCCTGCAACGATCAGACGATTCTGCGGGAGCAGCGCATCCGCCAGACCCGCAAACGCCTGACCGAACTGGACCAGATGCAGACGCGATTGATGGACGCCTACCTGAGCGGCGCGATCGAAAAAGAACCGTTCACCGCCAAGACAACCGAGATGAAAGTTGAGGCCGAGCGGCTGCGGGAGCAGTTGGACGGGGCAGGGACATGCGGGGAGGAGGTTGGCCAGAACGTCCTGGCGCTCTTTGATTTCGCGCAAAACGCGGGCCAGAATTGGGGGGTTTCTGGGAAAGACGCCCGGCGGGCAATCCTCGGGCGTGTTTTATTGAAACGGTCATTAAGCGACGTAAGTCTTGTAACCACAAAGAAAAGGCCCTTCGACGTTCTCGTCGAAGGGCCGTTTTCCGACCAAAGTCGGGGCGACTAGATTTGAACTAGCGACCTTCCCGTCGGGACGCTCTAGCCAAGCTGCCCGCCCGCCAGGGCTTTCTTCTCTCGGGAGCCAGCGACACTCTTGAGGTACTGTTCGCGCTGGGCGGCAGACGACCGGTCCGGATGCGGCTCGCTGTGAAGCAGTTCCCACGGGCCTTGCTGGCGGGTGAACCGGCCGCCCCGGCCGGAGTTGTGCTCCGCGAGGCGTCGCCGAACGTCGTCCGTATGCCCCACGTACAACTTCCCGTTTCGAAGGCTCCGAAGAATGTACACGTGAAACACGACCGTCTCCAGCAACGAAAAAGCCCCGCTTTCGCGGGGCTCTTGAAGTCGGGGCGACTGGCGGAACCTTGAACCGTCCGAGACGATTGGGCCGTACGTTCAGGTGTTTCTCCAGCCGCCAGACCCGTATGTCCTGCGGGCTGGCAACATCCTGCGCCAATCAGCCTGACTGGCATGAACGCCTCGGCTCAAAGCCCTTCGCCGCTGTCATCACCAGCGTGTTCCATTCTGATTCTCAGCCTGCCTTCAGCAAATGAACGCCCGGCGACCCGGTACTTGTGGTTGAAGCGGAAGCCCCGCTCATTCGCTTCTCCCCGGAATGTTTCGTTGGCGATGGCGTCCATACCCGCCGGCGAGTATCCCTGCACGACCTTTCCGGCCTGCTTGCCATGATCGGTCGCAAGGCAGATGAACTGGGCAAGGGTCGCGGACATGTGGTCCTGATCACGCGTGTCGGCGACATGGCCGTCGTAGGGTCCGCCCACGAACTCGACAATGGCATCTTCTTCGCTCATGGTTGCCCCTTGATTACTTGGACGATTTCCTCGGCGATCTCTTGGACGGTGTGTGTTGACGTACTCCGGGCAAGTTTGTCGGCGAGCGATGGGCTGTAGGCCATCACCTCTTGCTTCGATATCTTGTGCCAAACAGGAAGCAGTATCTGTTCGCCGGTCACTGCTCTGGTGACCAGCCCATCCAGTTCGTAGTTCGGCCAGCCTTTTCCAAGGAAGGCCTGAGAGAGCACGACCACGCCGAACCGACTCTTCGCCAACCCCTTGTCAATCTTCCGCCTAAGGCTGTCGCCAATCCGGAGCTCAAACTCGTCGTACCAGACCGCCAAGCCACTTCCCTGCAACGCAACAGCCAGGGGCCTTACGACGTCATCCTTGTCCTCGGAAGCGTGCGAGATGAAGACATCGAACTCTCGCTGGTCGTCATCTTCGGGGGCAAGCCCCGGGTGACCTCCTGCACCCTGCACGAGTGAAGGGATGGATGAAAGTGGCGCTTCACGGATCGCCGGCAGAGGCCCCGGCACGATCCGGATGCCGGATCGCACAGAGCCGCGCAGGCCCACCAGATCAACGGTCACATGCCAATGGCCGGAGTGCGGGACGTGAAGCCTGACAGGTGAGCGCTGCGCGAGTCCGCCGTAGTAGTGATGGCGTCTGCCGGAGCGATAGTTCTGGAAGTCGGAGCTGTCCATGAGGCGGACGTTGGCTGCATTGCCGGAAAGCTCGATCTCGACGGTTTCCCCGCCGGAAAGGTGCCCAAGGTCGTAGTGGGTGAACTTCACTGCCCATCCCTCCCGCGCAACGCCCGCCAGTGGCCGGTCTTGGGCGGGCCGGTGAATTCGATGAGCCCGCGCTGGCGGAGGTCGGTGAGGTCCCGCTTGGCCGTCACTTTGGAGCACTTGTGCTGGTCAGCGATGTCGCCGACGCGAACCGGCTTGCCCGCACGCATCTGGCTGAGCGCCCAAAGCTGGCGGTCGCTGAGACCATCGTCTGTGACAGCGCCGGTTACGGGATCATGTCGCCCGTTTACAGGATCATCTGCCGGGCCTTCGGGATCATTTACGGGATCACCATTGCCGTTTACGGGATCATCATTGGCGTCCCGAACGCTGATCTTCTCGGTGAAGCGGTAGCCCCGTCCGCCGCTCTGGATGATGTCGCGCGGACCGCACTGGATGCGCGCCTCATCGAGCAGCAGCTCGACTGTCTTCTTGCGGAACTCGCGGACAGCGCCGGCCACACCGTTCTGGCCTGCCGGGCACTTCACCCGCTTGGCCAGCTCCGTGCCGCTGTAGGCCACGAAGGTCCCGCGGGAGTTCACCGGACGCAGCTCGTCCAGAATGCGGCGGATCATCCCGCACTCCGACCCGCCGCAGATCTTCACCTCGCACAGCTCGACACGATCATCGGAGAAGACCATCTCCCCGCACTCAAACGCCTGGACAGGCTGCGTCTTGGACGCCTTCGACAGGTGGTTGGCCCCCGGACGCGAGCGGCCGCTGGCGTCCAAGGCGTCCTGCACCGCCTTCTCGAGCGTGTGGCCCTTGTCCGGAAAGGGCTTTTTCACATAGTCGATGGCCCCGTTACCGCGCAGCACCTCGATGGCCAGGTCCGGGCTGTCGTGGCCGTGCGAGGTCATCACGATGATCGGGATGTGCTCGTAGCCCTTCGTGGCGCGAATCTCCCGCAGCAGGTTCTGGCCGTTGGCGATGCGCGACGGCCGGCCGTACCGGACCGGAATCTCCAGGTCAAGCAGGATGTACGAGTAGCTGTTCTTGGCCAGATGGTCGCGGGCGCACTGGAGGCAGGTCACGCAGTCGCACGAATGGCCGAGGGATTCCAGACGGTCCTTCACGTCGTCGAGCACATCTGAACTATCGTCGATGACGAGCGCGTGGTACTTCATTCACTGCCCCTCCCCGTCTCCACCGGCAACGTGATCGTGACCGTGGTTCCTTTGTCCTCCTCGCTGTCGATGGCCAAGGAGCCGCCGTGGTCCTCGATCTTCCGCTTGGCGATCGGCAGGCCGAAGCCCGTCCCGTGCGTCTTCTTCGACGTGCCTCCCGGCACGAACCGCCTGACCTCTTCGAGTTCCTCGCCCGACAGCCCCATGCCGTTGTCCACCACGACAACCTCGACCCGCTCACCGTCCAGCGCCTTGGCCGTCAGGAACACCTGGCCATCGGCAAACGTCTGCGGATCGTTGGCGAAGGCCTCGTAGGCGTTCTTCATCACGTTGCCGACCGCCCGAACGATCTGGTGCCGCGACATCTCGGCCGTCAGGTTCTCCGGGACGTCAATCTTGACCTGGACTCGACTCGGGTCGCGCCCCGTCGCCTGGAACGCGTCCAGCACCATGACGTGGGCCTCCTTGACCACGTCGACCAGTCGTTCGCGCCGGCGATCCGCCGGCGTCGGCTGCGAGTACGCCCGCATGTCCTCCAGCAGCCGCTCCAGCATCTCGGCCTGGTGCCCCATCTTCGTCAGGTTCTTCTCAAACAGCTTGGGATCGATCCCGCCATCGCCTATGTGTCCCAGCAGCGCCGAAATGCTCGACTTCAGCGGCCCCAGGATGTTCCGCATGTCGTGGACGGTCGCCCCGACGAGCACGTCATAAAGCCGCTCGGCCATCTGGCGTGCCTTCTCGGCGGCGATGGTGCCGTGCATCTTCTCGATGTTGGCGTACTGATCCCCGACCTGATCCAAGCCGCGTCGCTTCTTCTGGGCCGTCTGCTGTCCCCGACGGCGGCGATCCAGCGCCCGCTCCGTCGCCTTCAGCACGAACAAGTTGGAGTCTTGGGACAGCTTGGCTGCCAGGCGAGGAAAATCATCATCCGGCACGAGCACAAGGCAGTCCGCCACGTCCTTGCGGACCTCCCACTTGGGGTCTTCGGCCAGGACAAGTAGCAGCGACAGCGCCGTCTCCGTCGGGCCAACCTGCGAAAGCTGTTCGGCGACCGTCTTGACCAGGTCGCGCCGTAGCGGCCAATCCAGAGCTTCGCGGTCCTGTTGGAGTTGGGCCGTCAGCTGCGCCAAATCAGGCTGTGCCGAATCGTCCGCCATGTCAGTACGAGTACCGCGCCTTTCTGCGCTTGAAAGCGTCCGCGCCGCCTTCGAGCAGCGTTACGATGTGGTCCTTGCAGTGGTCGACGGTGCCCTCGCTCACCTTCCGGGCCGTTGTACCGTCGGAGTCCAGCACGAACACCTTGTCGGCGTCTCCAAGAACCGGGATGTTCGGGTTGTGCGTCACGAAGATCAACTGCCGCCGCTGCTTGATCTTGCCGATGCTCTCGACGATGGTCTCAAACACGAACCGGTTGTCCAGGTTGTCCTCGGGCTGATCGATCAGCAGCGGGTTCTCGCTGTCCAGCAGCAGGATGGGCAGGATCGTGGTGCATTTCTGACCGGTCGAAAGCGATGTGGTCTCCTTGAGCGTGCCGTTATCGTTCAACTCGATCTTCGGCAGGTCGATCAGTTCAATGGTCTCCAAGTCGAAGAGCACCTGCGAACCGACCATCGCCGCCATGACCTTGTCGGCCTGGTCGGCGTTCAGCTCGGCCTTGTCGATCAGAGCCTGCGCGTCCCGTTGCTTGACCACCTCAGCGAGCTCGGCCGGCCAGAAGGCGTTGACGACCTTGGCGGCCACGACGTTGCGGCGGAGGCGGTTGTCCTTCAGGGCCTCTTCCAGAAGCGCCCGGTATTCCTCGGGATTGCCGAACTGAATGATCGACACCTTGATCGTGGGCGAGAGGGCCGCGTTGATCCGGTCCACGATGCCCTGGCGAATGCCGAATCGCTCGTCCCGAAGCTCCGAGAGCTGCCGCAGCAGCCGTGCCCGCTCGTCCCGCAGGGCCTTCAACTGCTCCAGCAGTTGATCCCGTTCGCGCTGCTTGGCCATCAGGTCGTTGCGGAGCTTCTCCAGGCGGTGTCGCTCGGCGGCCTTGCCCTGGGCCTCCTTGTGCTTCTCCAGGAGTTCCTGGAACTTGAGCTCCTGCTGTTTGTGCGCCAGATCGAGCTTGCCCGCCTTAGCCGCGACCGTCTCGCCTTCGGCCCGAATCCGTTCCAGAGCGTCACGGAGCAGGCGATCCACGTCGTCAGAGCAAGTCTGGAGACCCAGGCGCAATTCTTCGACCAGCGCGCCGTTGGGGCCCTTGAGCATGTCCTCGGTGAAGATGGTCGCCAGCCGCTGGCCGATGTGCCCGGCGCAGCCGTCAATGGCCCGGTAGAGCTCAGCCAGCAGGTCGTTCGTCGCGCCGACCGCACGCCGCTCACGGTCCCGGAGGGCCTTGAGGCCGTGGGCCTGATTGATGGCAGCCGCGTCGTCACCACCCTCTGCCGTAAACGCCTTGAGCTTCTCGTTCAGCCCAGGCAGCGCGTTCAGCTCCTCGGCGATGGAGTCGGCTTTCTGCTGGAGCGGGGTGATCTTGCTGGCGTTGCCGGCCAGGTCCGCCTTGAGTGTGCGGATGCGATGCTCGATGCCGGCGATCCGGTCGGCCTCGAAGTTGTCGATCAGGTCGAGCTGCGAGCTGGCCTGGTCGGCGATGGCCTCGACCTCGTTCTGGCTGAAGATGTCCACCTTGAACAGCCCGCCGCTGCGCAGGCTGATGTCGGTCGGGTTGCGGATCTCGTCCAGCACCACGGGATCGTCACCCGCCGACCGGCTGACGGTGTAAGCCAGGCCGTCCTTGGTGCGAACCGCGACCTCGACCCGCCCGCCGGCGAGGTTCTGCTCCACCAGGGACTCGACCCGTTTGCGGGCTGCGCCGTCCGTCGGCATCGCATCCATCGCGTAGCGGACGAACTCCAGCACCGTCGTCTTGCCGGTGCCCCGTGCCCCGATGACGCAGTTCAGCCCGTCGGACAGGTCGAAACGCTGCCCGTCGAGGAACCCGCCCACGACCGAGACGGACTTCAGTTGGTGAGACTTCCCAGTTTCTGTGGAGTCAGAGGATGGCATATCAACGGTCTCCCGCAGGTAACCGTTGGCACGCCAGCGTTGGACGTGGTGTCTCTACCTGCTCACAGATGAAGAGTTCCCCGCTTGGGCCTCCGCTGGCCCAAGCGATCTCGTCGATAATGTTCGGTATTTGTATGGTTCTTGTCAAGGCCCTGCTTCCACGTTTCGCTGTGTCATGTCCTATTCGCTGGACGTTCCCAGTACGGCGCTGGCCACATCTTCCAACGCACTGAACTCGACCAGTTCCTTCAGTTTGTTCCGCAACCGGCGTCGACGTGCTGCGATGGGTTTGCTTGGGTCGGCGATGTTCTGATCGGCGGCAATCAGCGGGCCGGCCAAACCGGCAAGCTGCTCGGCAAGGCTGCGGACCTCCATATGGTCCAGGTTCGACGGGTCGAACGCCGGAATCACCCGATTCGGCAGCGTGTGGAGGTGCCGGGGCCCAAGCTCGCCTTCGGGATTGAACTCTCGGATCGCTTGCGTGAGAGCATCGGTGTTGATCAGCCCCACTCGATACCAGGCCTCATCCAAAGTGGCGACCAGCGTCCAGTAGAGGGTCTGGTCGACCACGATGTCAGGCAGTTCCGCCAGCGACAACTTGGCCGCACAGGCAACGCCTCCGCCGGCCCCGTTCAGCACCAGATAGCGGTTCGGCGGGAACACCTGCAAGCTGAGTTTTCGCCGCTCGTCGATCTTCTCGTGCAAGGGCTTCACCACGTCTGCATCCGTCATGGCACGGTCGATGCGCTGGAACCGCCGCGCGGTCTGAGCAAAACCAGCGGTCCGGATGGCGGCGGCATCCATGATCTCCCACTGCCCATGGTCGTCGCGGCGGGCTGGGATGCCAATCTGCACAAAGTTGCCGTCCAAGGTGAACGGCAGCAGGTTCAGCGACTGGACCATGCGATGAACGAAGCAAGGGGCGATGCAGCCCCCGAAGCTCTGGGTCTGGAGCTTCTTCGCATCCTTGACCGCGAAGAACTCCGAGTCGCGCCGCCTTGGCGTTCGGACCCGCCACTCGAGGCCACGGCGGTCCTCGACCGTGATGCACACGGCAGGTCGAGGCATGAGGTCCGCGCCTTGGGGAGGCACTTCGTCCGTTCCGAATGTGGCCGACGACGCAGAGCCGCCGAGAACCCAGGCGCTTCGACGGCCAAGATTCCTCACCGTGAGGGGGGTGGGCTGAACTGCCGAGGCCGTCGCAACCGCGCCTGCGGGTGCTGATCTGGCAACGCGCCGTTCGGAGGCCCTCTTGACGCCGATCAGCGCCACAGACCGAACCTTGAAGGTGCCCGGAGCGACGCCCCAGACTTCCTGAAGCTCGAGAGGGACGGGACGATCCGCTTCCAGGTACGCTGCATCGCGCAGTTTCTGATGATTCATGCCGTTGAGAACCGTTCCAGGGACCAGGCACGCTACGCTTGCCCCGTCCTTGAGGTAGCGGTCCACGGCATGGAGCAGGTGGGTCGTGGCCAATTCGGCGTGCAGGTGGGCGGCCCCGCCTGGCTTGATGCCGTAGGCCGACGCACGGCTGGAGAGCGCTTCCTTGTACGGATTGTCCGCGAACTGGCTCATCGCAAGCCACGGCGGGTTCGACACCAGCCCGTTGAACTGGCCAGCCAGTAGGCCCGGGCGGTATGTGTTGCGCAGGATGAACGCCCAGATCCCGTTTCGGTTGTCTACCGCAAGCTGACCCATCCGCGCAGCGAGCTCATGGACCGATGCCGCGATCTTCGTCTTGTCCTCAGCCGGTAGTTCATGGCCTCCGCGTTCCACCAGGGCGGTCACAAGCTGATTCGCTCGTTCTCTGGTGATCGCCGTCGCATCACCATCATCCTGGGCCTTTCGCGCCTCGTCGTAGCACCAGTCCACGATGTCGTCGAACATGGACCTGAAGGCTGGCGTCACGAGCACTGAGGGTAACGTAATCCGCTCGCCGTCAAGATCAACAGGGATGTCTCCCGCTTCGCCCGGCAGCGGCATCCGCTCGGTGATCGGCGTAACCGCGAACAGCGAATCGGCGTGGTACACGGGGACGGTCACCGGCACAGTGGAGGCCCGAATGTCTGCCGCGAGCGTGACAACCCAGGTGGTCTTGGCGAGCATGACGGCGAGGGGGTCGATGTCGAACCCCGTCACGACCGTTGCCAGTTCTTCCAGGGCGGCCGATGACCTTGCTGCTTTGGCGGCCTTGATCACTTCCGCCATGATCGATCCCGAACCGCAGCACATGTCAACAAAGCACGGTGGCTCATCGCCGACCAGTGACACGGCCTTATCCGCCAACGCGCGGGCGATCCACTGCGGCGTCCATTCCTGGCCCAGCAGCTTGCGCTGCGTTCTTCTGGCAAGCTGCGCCATCAGCCGGCCGAACAGGTCTTCCTCCCGGATCACCGAGAAGTCATACGCATACAGGTCTCGCTGCATCTCGCGGGCGACCGGCATGAGACGGGGCAGATGCTCGCGTCGCAGCATCCAGCCGAAGTAGTCCTGCTCCACCATGTTCCGGAGCTGGAACTCGGTCTCGAAGTACTGGCCGCTCAGGATGTTACCAAGCTCTGCGTCGGTACTCAGGCAAGCCTGTTGCTGAAGGATGTTGGCGCAAAGCAGTCTGGCGAGGATCGCCACGTAGGCCTCGTCCACGTAGGCGGACACCCGGAACTCGCCTTCATCGTGCTCCAGATAATCGACGAACCGGGACCAGAGGTCCGTGGCCAGCGCGATGGAATCATCCGAAGACCGGCCGTCCTCCACCAGCTGCACGAGGGAGGCAACATGCCTGCCATGCGCGGCGCTCTCCAACCCAAGGTCGCCCGCAATGAAGTCGGCGGCGACCGAGCGGGATTGCTCTCTGGCGAGATGCTTCTTCAGGAAGGCGAGGAAACGCCTGGCGGTGTCGTCGTCAGCGGCTTCGGCTTGGAACGACTCGACGTCCAGTAAGGTCACGTCTCCGTCCGTGCAATCCGCCGGCGCTACGCCATCGGCGAGTTGGACGTCGTAGACATGCCAGTCCACCGTGTCCGAGAGCACCCCGCGAACCTGGCTCACGGCCATCCCCGCCCGAAGAGCACCAGCGGCGTACTCCTTCACCTGCTGGTAGCCTCCATTCCACCGCGCCTCGATTCGAAGGTCAGGCTCATACTCGATCACTGTGGAGCGTACCAGCGTGTCAATGAACCCCTGAGATGTTCCGCCGCCGGAGCGGCCGACGCGAGTCGCGGCTTCCTCTCCCTCGGTGTAGTGGTCAATCCACAGCTGATCTTCTGGGCCAGGGAAGACCTGTCGTAGGCGAGATGCCAGTTCGCTGCGAAGCACGGCCTCAGGGCGTCCTTCGTCTCGCAGCCGTCGGCACCGAGAGATCATCTGTTTGGCTGATTCCATTCGACCAGGCATACTAACCCCTTTGCCGTGCTTGCTCGGCCGCCTCAATGAAGGCGAGCAGGCGTTCGTTCATGCGTGACATGGAGGCTGTGCTAGCGCGATCGCCAAGCACTGCCTTGGTGATGATGAGGTCAACCGCTGCGATGGGGGCGCTACTTCCCAATGACACCAACTGCCCGGTCTCTTGATCGGTGAGTCTCGGCACCGGAAGCCGCTTGAGGTGCGTGGCCTCAAGCTTGAGGGCACCGCCGCCCATGGGCGTGCCGATGGCCTCCATGCAAGCCCGAACCCATGAGCTGCGCAACAGGGCGCTGATCGCAGAGGGCGTCCATTCGCCGCCAACGGACCAGGCCGTCGAAAAGTTCGCGTCCACAACCACCGGAACAGTTCCGTTGGCCATGGCCACTGGAGTCCGCTGATTGATCCGGGGCACAAAGGCGTCGGGCACGTGACGCCGGGCGAGGTCCGGCAGCATGTACCAGAACCTCGGGGGCTTCGGCCTTTGACTTTGAACGGCTGGCCGCGCGTTCGTTCTCACCGCTGACAATTCCGGGATCAGAGTTCCCTTTGCACCACCCGTTCGTGATTGGGAGGCGAAGCGGACATGCTCGGCCAACCGTTCCGGCATAGCGGACGGCATGGGCAGCCCCAACTGCTCGTAGATAGGCTTCGATTCCTCCACTGCATGGCAGTCCTCGGGCAGAACGTACCCCGACAGGTTCAGCAACCGTCCCTGAAGTGGGAGTCCATCAGTAAAGGCATCGAGTTCGGCCTGCCTTCGCAGTACAGGAACGAGGGCGTCCGCAGGGACATCGACGCACCTGCGACCGAACAGCGCGCTCAGCCGAACCCGTGCTCGCCACGCGTCGATGGTCTCAATGAAGTCCACGTAGAAGAAGTCGTTGCAGCCGGTTCGCAGGCCCTGGCTGACCTTGATGCCAACATCGTGCAGCGTCGTCAGGGATTCTGGCACTGTACCGAGTGCATCGGCAAGGGCATGCGGCACGGCGCAGGCGTCGGTAGTCGTGGAGCCACCAAACAGGGGCGCATTGGCCGCCACGGGCTCCAAGCGTGAGAACCACCTCGAAGAGCCACACCGGGAGACGACCGCTGTGACTTCATCCTGCGTTCGCCGGTCAACGCGGCTGATGCCTGGAACATCCTGGTCCGCCAACTGGAGCCATTGAGCGAAGGCCCCCTCGGGATCATCCATTGGAAAGGCTGAACCGACAAGGCTGTCGCCGCCCCTTGCCTCAGGCGCGATCTCCACCCATGGGAAGGACTCCAACGCCTCGCCGCGTTCCGTAAGGGGCACGCAGGCTTCCTCGGATGACATCCTGCTCGCGACGACCAGGTGCGTCCGCACAAGCGCCTGCGAGAACCACCCCGGCTGCCTGTCGGCGACGACCGCCTCCAGCCGGAAGAACCTCGCGAGCATGTACTGCAGCACGTCGGCGTAGTCCCGAGTTCGCCAGGTCGCCGGTGCGACGAGAGCCAGAACGCCACCGGGCTTCACCAGCATTGCGGCCAGGAGCCACGACGGCACCGACAGGTCGGACAGCCCCGAGTACCCCTGAACCAGCGCTCGCCACACATGCCTTTCTGAAGACCGCTGCATGCGGTCGACTGCCGCGACCAAGCTCCGGCGCATGTCCTCTGGAGCGCCGGATTCCGTCCCTCCAGTACCGTTGCTCGATATGGTCTGGTAGCGGACGTACGGTGGATTGGTGATCGCCAGGTCGTAGGTGCCCATCGCCAGTTGCGACCAGACGGCCGGATCAAAGGCGGAGCCTGCAATGACCGATCGCTCCACCCCAGGCGAAATGTCTTTCCACGCTGCCAGCCGCTCCCGGCAGGCAGTGGCGGTGTCCTTGTCCACCTCGACGGCGTCGATGCGCTCCAGGCATAGTCCTTGATGAAACGACCGCTCAATCGCCGCGTCAAGCAGGTCGCCGGTGCCGGCCATGGGGTCGATGACCGTCTTGCGTGGGGCGGTCATGCTGATAGCGGCCAACAGACGCGACAGCGGCAACCCGGTGAAGAATTGCCCGAGCCGCTTGCGCTGGGAGCCGGGCAGGCGGGCCTCGTGCAAGGTTGCCTTGCTGCGGGCAGAGGACAGTGCCGAGTTGTCACACTGCCTGCTCTGCATACCTACTGTGCCTATCCTGGAGTCCTCGGTAGAAATCCCCGGCGTCAATCGGAACGCTCTGTCCCGCTGCCACGTAGCGGCCCACCAGTCGAGAGTAGAGCCGCTGGGGGGTGGCCTCGGCCGGGTCGTTCGACTTCGCGGCCTGCTTGACCAGTTCCTTCGTGACCGCCCAGACCTCGGCTTCACGACCATTTCCCCATGCCGGTGTCTTGCTGAGCAGGATCAAGGGATCGCCCTTGACGGCACCATTGGTGCGAACCTGCTTGAAACTCGCCTGGGTCTTGTCCAGAACGCTTGTGCCAGCCACGTGGAAGCCCGCATCTTCACACGCGATGCGCAGGGCGTTCCAGACTCCGGCCGAGGCGGAATGGAAAGCGACTGTCGCACAGCCGTCCGAGCGCAGCACGCGGCGCGCTTCCTGGAAGGCTCGTCGGAGAAGCTTCTGATAGTCATCGACGGTCTTCTTCTGGTGCGGGCTGACGATGGCCTCTTCGGTCGCGTCGGTCAGTTGGCCGAGCCACGCCTCGTTGATGAAGTTCACCTCGGCGTAGGGGATATTGCCGCCGAATGGCGGGTCCGTGAACACGTAGTCAACCGACTCGTCGGGCAGGTCGAGTTGGAGGCACGAGGCGTTGCGCACCTCGACCAGCTTCTCGTGGCTGTGGACCATGGCGAACGCCCGCTGCATGGTGCCGATCTTGCGGCGCACCCCGGCGAAGATGTTCTTCTCCACCGGCAAGCCGCTGATGTAGAGCACGCCGGGCTGGGCGCTGGTTACGACCAGGTCGTCCTGGCCCTTCTTGGCCACGACCCGCGTCATCAATGTCGAGTGGGCCGCGTTGTAGCTGAGAAGCCAGAACCGCAGCGCTGGTTGCAGTCGCTCCGGGAAACGGGTAGTCGCATTCCACAGGGCGGAGAACGCCAGCAGATTGCGGCGCGTGTAGAAATGATGCAGGTGTGTGATGCCCTCGTGATAGCCGGATCGGTACAGGTCGCCCCATGGAACCTGCTGTAGTGGCGCAACTCCGGGCCGTGCGGCTTGCTCAATCTCTTGGGCCTTCCTTTGGTCGGCGACTATGGCCGGGCGAGACCACGTCTTGCCGTTAGTTTCGCCATAAACCCACGCCGGCACTCGGCGGCGCGTCAGCCGCTTGTTGCCGAGCAAATCGTCCGCGACAGTCTCCCGGACACGGAATACGGAATCGACAGCAGCCTCCGCCCTGCAGTGCGGGCATCGGAACGTGCCGGAGATGTTGGCGGGCCCGCGCGACACGCAGGCGTCCCAAAGGCTGACGTGCTTACGGCATTTCGGGCATCGCAGCAGATCCGACCAGACGACGTAGCGAATCTCACCATCGTTGCCGTCCGGGTCGTCGGTGCCATAGAGCCAAGCCCACTGGTGATGCACGTCAGAGAGCAAGCGTTCCGCCGCGTCACCGAACTCCGCCGGATCGGGCGGGTTGCACAGCACGTCCGCGACGAATGCCCCCAACACGCCGAGTTCGTATAGCACGGCTCGCCGAGCGCCCCAGCGAACGTTGAGACCCCGCCGTTCAGCGTCTTGGCGCATCTGATCGGTGGGCTGGCCGCACAGAATCGCCGCCAGGCCGGTGGAACCACTCCCGGCGAAGCCGTCCAGCACGGTCGCCCCGGGGGCCGTGTGAGCAGCGATGAACAAAGCGATGGCTTCGGGCGAGATCTTCGTGGGGTACGGGAATGCGTTGAATAGCGGCCCGCCGCGTGTCGAACGCGCGGGCTTACGGTAGAGCGCCTCGTAGCCTGGGCACCCGTCCGACGTTCGCCTTGTTCGCTTCGTTGCGGCCAAGTGGTCCGCCTCCTTGCTTCATCTCGATCCGTTCGCGGCCCCGGCCTCACTCCGGCCGGCTGGCCAAGTCAGCCTCAACCTGCCCGCCGGCGTCAAGCCATCGGTCTATCGTTTCCCGCCGAAACCGCCAGTGCCGGCCCACCTTCGTGCCGGGCAGCTTGCCTTCCTGCACCAGCTTGTAAAGGCTGGACTTCGGCACCTTCAGGTAAGCCGACAGTTCGTCGATGGTCAGCACGTTGTCAGGCTTCTTGCTCATCCGCTCGTCCTTGGCCGGAAACGGCGTGGCGATGCCCCCGAACTCGGCCGGGCACACCAGCGAGTATTTAACAGTTAATCTATTCCGCTGTCAATCGCTGGAATCGCCGAGGGTAAAGAAGCACCGCCGATTGGGATGATCATTCATCCTTGCTCGTTCAACTAGAGCGTCTTGCCAGACAGGACGGTCCTCAGGAACGCCTCAAATGAGGCCGCTAGCTTCCTGGTTCTGCCGCTCTCGTGCTCGTAGACATAGACGGGGCGCTGCGATTCCCCGGTGTCATCGCGCAGAAAGCCAAACTCCTCCTCCGCAAACCTGCCGATAAACACCACGGGCAGGTCTTGACGTCCTTCATTGGCTGCTCGGAGGGTTTCGTCCGGATGTATGCCTCTGCCGGCCGAGAACAAGATCACCGCCTCGGTAGGCATGCCCCCATCAGCATAGAGCAAAAAGTCCCTGTACTCGGCGGGCAGCGGGTAGTTAAGGTCTGCCTCGATAGACTCCAACACGGTCGATGAACACGGCGGCTCCAGATGCTTACAGGATTGAAGGAACCCGTAATCGGGCATGGCGTTCTCCTCAATAGAAGATGGTACCCATCGGCGCGTCTCTGACGGAGGTTGGCGGGTGCGGTGTCCGATGCTGGCCCATCGGTACATACTCGATGTTGCTGGGCACATCACGCCCGCCCAAGCTCAGGGGCGTTACGTGATGCCGGGCCGCGCCTGGTTGGACGGGCATATCCCCGTAAGTTCGCTGGCCAGGTTGTGTCCTCACCAAGAGACCTCCTGGCTTAGGCAGATTCCCTGGGTAATCCTTCATGGGGCGGATCACTCCAGATGCGCGGCCAGCAGCCCATCCAGCTGCGCCGCCTGCAGCCCCGTAGGCAGCTCCGCGAAGAGCGCCGCTCCCGGCGTAGTGGAGCATGCTAAGAGACAGGCCGTGTCGCTGATAGCCTTGCCAGGCTCCGGCAACGCCCCCGCCAGCAGCACCTCCCGATGCCCCGGAAACCACGCTGCCAAGGAATGTTGCCCCAACCTGTGAAAAGACAGCACCGCCCGCCGCACCTCCTACGACGCCTATGGCAGCACCGCGTCCACCAGCGGCGAGGCCCATCAAGAGAGCATCTCCGATCCCCCGGCCATCAAGGAGCATGCCCTCCGCAGAGGTCGATAGGAAGCCGCCGGCAAATCCCGCAACCCCGCCAGTCATAGACCCCGTGAGCACAGCATTCGCGAGTGAGGAGAACCCCTTTGCAGCCAAGAAGCTGCTGCCTGCCCCAAAGGTAAGAGCTGCAACGGCACCAGTGGCCGCGCCAGTGGCAGTTCGTATGGCCAGTCTGCTCCAACTGATTTCCTCACCGCTGATCCAGCATTCGACAAGATAGGACCCGCCGCCAAAGACAGCGCCGATTCCAGCTCCCCAAAGGATGTGGGCGAAGCGGCCGTCAGGATCATGCCAGTGGAGGGGATTGTTGTTGGCGTAGGCATAGAGGTCTGGCCCACCGAGAAATCCCAGGGGGTCGGGACTGATGAACTTCCCGTTCATGGCAGGCAAGCGATAGCGATGATGCTGGTAGTACAGGCCGGTCTCGCGGTCAAGCCACGCCCCATTCTGTCCCAGCGCCGAAATCGCCTCGGGCAACACCTGCACGCTGAATTCGCTTACCGACACCTGGGGGCTTCTGTCAGATTCATTTCGCCACAGGATCACGAACCGCTCTACGCGTGAGCCATTCATCACAAGCTGATACGGACACTCCATCAGTGAGAGCTTTCGGCGCAGCCCGGTGGGGCTTAGGAACATGCCATTGACAGCGGCGGCAAGAAGCCGTCCCTCCTGCTTGGCTCGCCGTGTCCACGTGTCCACTTCGTCGCCTGCGGGCAATTGCTGGCCCGGGTCAAGCCTGTATACCTCAAAGTCATTCGGAAACGCATCCGTCCAAATCGTCAACCCAGACACCAGCCTTGCCTCAGGGAGTTGGAGTTCCACCCAATTCCACTCGCCTTGGGCCAACATCCGCGTCTGTCTTCCGTCGTCCACGCGTCCGTTCCGGCACGCCTCAGGGTCCGTAGCCTGCGAGGAAGATCGAATGGCCGCAACACGTGTCGACGAAGCGTTCTCGCCCGTGTCGAGATACGTTGCTAGGGGCGTTGCTTGAACGCGACCGCCCACAATGCTGGTAGCGAACACTACGTCCATCCCACGATCCTGGTGCAACGCATAGCATTCCAACTGTCGGGAATTGCCCGTGCCAGCGCTATGCGCTGAGGTGACGACCTGGAGCGCCTCCGCAGGTGAAGCACCCCAGACATATTGCTGGATCGGCACCCATGATCCATCGCCGTGCTGCTCCAGGACCATTGTCTGGCGGCCATCGCAATAGAGAGTGGCTTCCCGATGCACGCGGTTGGTGGCATGGTCCATAACGCGCTTGACGACGCGACGATTGGCGGCATCGTACATATACTCAAGGTCGGCAACTGTTGCCGCATTATCGGAAGGCGTATCTTTCGCGGGATCGCGAGCGACTGCCTTCATGCGGGTCAGCCGACCTAAGCTGTCGAACGTCAAGGACCAGAATACAGGCCGGGCCTTCTTGCCATCCCAGTAGGAGCCGGCATACTCTGACAACTGGCCGAGCAGGTCGTACTTGTAGTTCTGCTGCTCGTGCCCCTGCTGAGCGGTCGCCGTCAGTCGATTCGACGCCAGTTGAAGACGGTCGCTTTCGGCCAGCATGCTTACTAACCGCGCGACATCAGCCTGCTGATCCTCTGTCTGCGGCAGCGAGATGGCCGGCCCAGATGAGTACAACGTTCCGCGGTCCAGGGCAGTCTCCAATGCGGAGTCGGTCCAGCGTCCCTGATACCTCGCAAGCATGTTGCCCGCCTGGTCTCGATGAATGCGGCTGGCAAGCACCGCGCCGGGCGAGTCGCCGGAAGCAAGTAACTCGCGATGCCGTGCCGCCAAATCCGGCCAAGCGACGGGCTCCTGTGCGGAAGCGATGATCTGCCGGTAGGCGTCCAAATCAGTGTACTGCGAGACAATCGATTCGGGCTGGGCCAGGACGCCGCCGAGTCTCACCGTCGATGCAATCACGCTTCCTCGAGCGTCCAGAGCATACCGCATGTCCGACAGGGCAACCCACGCTTTGCCGTCTTGGGCTTCGATCCGCAGCCCGACGACCTCGCCCATCGAACTGAGGGACAGAATGCGTCGCGTCCGTGACGGAGCGACTGTTCGAGACACGGGCATCTGCCCCTGATAGGCCCACTCGCTGAAATCTCGTCCATCCAGCAGAAGCGATGAAACGCGGTCATCACGGTCTCTCTGGTAGCATGCCTCGGTCCAGAACATCGCTGGCATCGCGTTCGGATGCTGCCAGCGAAGCCTGCGGGAACCCGCTTCGGGGTTGTCCTCCATGGCAAGATCCTGCAAGCGTACCGGCCCACAGCCAATCTGCTCCAGCCACTGAAGGCCCCAATTGTCAAACTCGCGTCGAACGACAACGTCATCGGGCCCCGTCCTATCGGTGCTACGTGCGCAGAACCCCCACGCGTCGTAGTTGAACTCCTGGACCGGTCGCTCTTCCCCCGAGCGCAGCACCGCGACCAGTCGCCGCTTAGGCCCGTACCGAAACTCGAGATCACGCAAGACAAGGCTCGGCCTTGTCAAATGACGCCACGTCATCCGCGTGACCATACCGCCGCCCCGGCCGTACTGGCGCGTCACCTGGAGGCCATCGGGGTGGTCCTGCCGCACCAGCCGCCCAAGCGAGTCATACCGCCACTCGATGACTTGAGGCACGGACACCCGTCGGGGAACAACCGTCTTCTCTGTTTCACCCTTGCGAAAGAGAGCAAGCGGCGTAACATCCGTAATTTGGGCAACCTGCCGACCGGCCGCGTTATATCGCCAAGTCCTGTGCTGCTGCTCGCCCTTCCCATGCGGGCCCACGGGGCGAACGAGCTCTTTCAGGCGATTTCCGCGAGTATCGTAAGCGACCTGCGTATGCAAAGAATCGGGTTCAAGCGTTTCCAGAAGGCGGCCCTCAGGGGACCATTGCTGCACACTCGCCCGCGCCCACTGCGGGACGCCAGCCGAGTCTACAGGCATCGTGACGTAGGGTCTGAATCTCTCGGTCAGAATGGTCACTTCACGAAGCGCCACAAGGCCGTCCGCATCCGGTTTGCGCATCATGGCGCTGCGCACGACGACACTCCCATCGCGGTAGGCTGCCAGCGTCCAATTGTTCTCGGGGCTCTTCTCCGCTACCGGTCGGCCTATGCCGTCGTAGAAGATTTGTCGCCAGGCGTCGGCCCGAGGACCCCGCTGGGCGGCCAGCTGGCCGCTGGGACCGTAGCGATTCTCTTCAACGACCATCTTGCCAACAGAGGTTACCTTGCCGCCATCTGCCTGCCGCAACCGCAGCCTCGTAATCCTCGCCGTTCGTCCTGACGAGGTATACTCCCATTCTTGGTCATCCACGACCTGGCCTTCACGCGATGCGACCATCCTTGTGGGCCTGTCAAGGCCGTCCAGACTGGTCCGTGAAATGACGCCATCCGGCTGATGTTCCTCAAAGGCCCTCCCAAGAGAGTCGAGCTGCACTGTCCATACGTCTTCGCAATCGTCCTGGAACGACAGGAGCAGCCCGGACGGGGAGTATTCGAGGAACGTCTGAAGCGTCATGGCCTCGCCGTCTGAGCCGTCAAGACCGATACGTCTCGGAAGACCTGTGTTTGCGTCGTACTCGTGAATCCGCACGGTTCCGACAGGGTCGGTCAGCCTGTGTAACGCCCCGGAGGGATAGCGTTCGTAGCGGAACTCAGGGCGTGTGGCTCCCTGCCTGGCTGGTTCGTCTGTCGGCGAAAATGACGCCACGCGGTCCCATGCGTCATGTGCATACGACTCCATGTAAAACCGGCCATCGAACGGCTCTATGCCGGAGCCGGTGTAGCCTGTATCCGTTGCGCTGCGAAAAGACGGGCTCAGTCGATGAAAGACACGTCGTCGAAGGAGCCTCTGATCATATTCGGTCACCGTTAGTCCGCCGGAGGAATCCCACGCAGCCAACTCGTGGCCGAGACGATTCACAACGGCAAACACCTGGTGCCCGGGGCCGGCCTGCCCGATCTTTCGGCCAAGCTGATCGTGAAGAAAGTGGGTAACTTCAGCCGATGGCGGGATGGGTGAAAACCGGCGAGGAAGCTCAGCAACGCGCTTTCGATCCTCGGGTGTTCCAACGCGGGCTAGTTCAGTGATCGGTGCATCCTCGACCATTCTCACGAGCACGCCGCCCCCTTCCGGTACCCCGTCCACGAACGACTCCATATCGTGCTCTGGAATGCCCGGAAGGTAGTAAAACAGCGTAACGGCACCGCATCCGTCAACTTCACCGAGGATTTGTCCTCGCGGATTCCAGAAGTAGGAGGTCGATTCGTCTCCGACCACGGCTTTCAGCAGGTCAAACGTGTTGCCCCGGTACTCGTATCGCTCTTCCAGGAGCACCCTACGCTCACCGGAAGCGTCGATCTGGTAGGCAGACACGCACACCGGGAAGGCTGTTCCCGGAAGAAACTCGGCTGTTCTCCCCTTAGCCGTCAACGGCCCCAGGAGCGGCGTCGCCGTCGTCTCAGTCCTTTCGTCCAAGCAATTCCGCCGGGAGCGGGCGTCCACGCTGTCCGCGTCATAGCGGCGAAGAACCTGATAACCCTCCGGATGGGTTTCGCGGGTGCAGAGGCCGTCATCGTTATAGAGGTAGTTCCATGAGGCCCGGCGGGCCGGAACCGCCATTTCAGTCGGCAGCCATGGGAACGGAGCCTTCACAGCGAAACTGTAGACTATCACCGGCCCCGGGACCGGCGGTGTCACCGTTACGTGCAGCCGTTCGTCGGCTGCAACGTGGGCGAAGCTCCACGTGATTCTCTCTGCCGGCTTGGCGATCAGTCGGTATCCGGCTGTCTTCGCCTGCCCGAAACTGGAGCTGTCGGGTTCAAGGTCTATGTCCGCGAACAGCGCGCTGTCCGAATGATTGAGCCGCCTCGATGTACACCATGCTCTGCCAGCGGCGCGTCGATAACCGTACTCCATGCTGCTGGCGGCGGACTCGGACAGCGAGACGGCGACTCGGGGTATCGTCGCGGAGATCAATGAGCCGTGCTGGTCATAGCTGAATTCAGCACGCATGCCTGGGCCGGCCAAGAGTCTCAGTCGCCCGGCACCGTCGTAGTAGAATCTGACGAGCTGACCGAATGGGTCTTCCACACTGGCGAGCACATCCGTCCCACTCACATACCGGTATATCAGGTTGTTGCCCGCGGTCGGGCCGTGTCGGGTCTGCTGGCGCTGAAGCCGCCAGCACGCATGATCCTGTGGCGAGGATGCAGCTAGCTCAAATGTCCACTGATTCCGTTGAGCGTCCGTCACGACGAGCATGTCCTGCGGCTGTACCTCGACGCTCAGGAAGGCCCCACGCTGGACCGCCCATCGTTGCCCGTCTCGGAGGAACTGCACGTCGAAGTCGCCGCCGTGCAGCCGGAGAGTCTTGGCGTCTGACAGGCTCGGTGCATCCGCAACAATCCGAATATTGTGGTTGTGGTCCCATCCGTGGCCCATAGGCCCGTCGTATTCGGAGAACGAGCGATAGTAGCGGCGGAACCTGAAGCCCAGGCCGCCACGTGACGGCAGCACCATGTCCTCTTCAGCAAAGCAGAGCTCGCCGCTGTGAGCCGCGATGACTCCCTCGGGGCCAACGCGGACCTCCGATTCCGGGGTAGGCGGCAGCACCTGCAAACCGTCCGTGGAGGTCGTTCTGCCCGCGGGGCTCCACAGGCGGCAAGGCGGCCGCGCCGCATAGGCTGACTCATCAAGCGGGGGCAGGGCCCCAAGCTGGGTGACCATCTTCCGGGCCTTCGCCAACTCGTTGCGCACTTGGCTAACGGGGAGAGGAGCGGGAGCGGCCAATCGACTGCGCCATTGGGACTCTCGATCCGCAATCTCATCTTCTACCGAGGCCCGTATGGTCGCCATGTGGCCCAATTCCGCCTGGACCTCCTTCGGAAGGCTGCCAGCCACCTCGTCGGGCCCCGGAGGATCGTTCGGCGGCTTTGGGCCGAAGCCAGCGTGCCAGATGACCGTGCCGACTGCCAGAAGGCCCACGGCCGCAACACAGAGATGCTTCGCGCCAATCCTCTTGAAGACGCCCATGGTCACCTCCCCGATCCAGTTGTGGCAGGCTGTGTTGTTGGTTTGCGGCAAGCCAGTCGCTCGAGATACCAGCGCAGGTGCTCCGGCGTCTCAGCCGATGTTGTCTCAAGGACGCTCTCGCCGATTTGCTTCAGCCGGATTCTCACATCCTCAAGAATCGTGCTGGCATCCCTGCCGGCGGTCGGCACATCAAGTCTTTCAGCTAGCGAGCGTATCGCATCCGTGATAGGGCGCTCAAGATTGTCTCCACGCTGATCTGCCCTCGGAAGAGCCGAGTCTTGTGGCAAGTACTTCCGTAGCCGCTCCATGATGCGAGATTCTGACGATGCGACCGTGCCCTCAGCAGGCTGAGATGTCGCCACTAACGTCTCTGGTACTGCCCCCAGCGAAACAAACTCGAAGAAGCATGCCGCCACAAACCACGGCCGCCTACGCAAGTCCTCTTCGCATAGGCCACGCACTCCCCATTTATCTGTCATGATGCCATATAGGGCCTTGCACAGCCCTCCATCTTCCATGCCAGCAACTGAGGGGCAGAAGCGGTAGATGTAGTCGCGTTGAGCTGCCGGCAGACACTCCTCCTTGCCCGCAAAACTCGTCTTGCGCACCTGACTGGTATGCCAGTTACGATAGTCAATGCTGCGGGCAACATCCGAGACTATCTCTTCAGGGGTTCGCGCGTCCTTTGTCTCAGCACGGCTCGCCGTGACGGTCCGCAGCACTCCTGTCACCGCCTCGCGAACATCGGACTCCCTGGGGTTGCGCTCCACCTGCGCCGCGGGGTGGGGCAGCCGACAGAGGTACTCGCCGTCAAGATGTCCCGCGTCAACCCGTCCCCATTGTTCCTGCCTGGATAGCAGCTTGAGGAACTGATTCACCGCGCTGGATTGCGTACCACCGTCGATGGATGCGGCACTGGGGGGCTTGACTTCCTCGCCCCAGCGCCGCATCTGCGTCTCGATGGCAGACGCCCATGCACTGATGTCCCTTTCGTCGGCCTCGGGATGGAGTATCTTCTTGCCGCTTTGCGCGAGGACGATGCAACCGCCAAGTACGATGGCGATGGCCGCCACAAGACCCGCGAATCTCATAGTGCGTCTCCTGCGAATGATCTTGGTTAGTGTCTCAGGCAGGTCAATCTCCAGGCCGGGCGCGTCGCCTGGGGCGGCAACTCCACGAGCCATCCGCTCAGCCTGTCCGAGCAGGAACTCGGCATCTGTTGTCCGGATGTCTTTGCACCGCGCCTTGGGGACAAGCACGGCGGTGACGAGGACGGGATGCCTGGCCCTTGCCAGCAGATCGGGGCAATCGGGATCACTCGTCGTCCGAACAAGCACGACGCCGCCTGAAATCGTGTATTGGCGCAGCTCCTGCCCAACGCCACGGAGTGCCGACAGGTTCTTCTGGAGAAGACCCATGGCCTGTTCGCGCGCGGGCCCAGGCAAGCCATCCGCCCATGCCCAACCTTCCCCGGAGGCAAACCACCTGTGGCAGATGGCCATGGCCGAGCCAGACCGCACGGTTGCCCTAGCGTGGCTTTTCATAGGAAGGCAAGCTCCTGCGTGTAGGCAGATCGGATATGATCACAGTCAACTTCGCCCCATCCACATCGACCTGTGCTTCAGCGCTGTCAGTCCCTTCTTTCTGATACTGTTCCAGAAGCCTGAGCAGATGGCATTCTGCGCTGCCCTCTTCGTTGCCGTCGGGCCAGTCATATTCGGTGATCTCCGCTCTCAGAATACCCCTGTGTATCGCGAGCGAAACGTAATCCGGAGATTCTGCCAAGGCCGCCTCACCGTTGAACTCCTTCATGCCAGGTGAGTTCCATGTGCCCCATTCGGACTGGGTGTCTAGCCGAGTTCTCAGCACTACCTTGACCTGTTCCTTGCCGCTCTCATCGAACTTGGTTCCCCACAGCTTGACATAGGAGGGGCGCAGGCCAACGCGCCTTGTCGTCTGGAGAGCCCGGGCATACGCAAGCCAATCCCGAACGTAGCCTTGCATGGCCAATACCTCCCGCGCAGCCTTCAGGTACTCGTCGCCGTACTGGATGGCATCCCTAAGTTTGTCCGGTCCCTCAAACATCCGGCCGGCCGCATTCAGAAGCTTGCGGTAGTCCTCGGCATCCCACTCCAGTGCGATGGTGCGGCGAAGGTCTCGCAGGCCTGCGGCAAGAGCATCCAGTTTCGACGAACGCTCAGTGTCATACGCCGCCAGCCACTTCGCAATCTCCTCCAGATGGCCTGAGCGCCTGGAAGGATCCTTTGCGTAGTCAGCGCGTATACGGGCTTCCCAGGTGACGAAGCTTGCGTGCCGTTCATCTTGGGCCTTGGAGTTGACGACCGAGGCTAATCGCTCGTAAGCCTTGCCTCTGAGCGGGTATCGGTCGGGGGGGAAGCGCGCCCTGAAGTCGTCAACGAGTTCGCGAGCCTGCGGTGCGGGGACTGGCTCCAGGCGCTGCAGCACGTCGCTGTATTGGTCGTCAAATGGGCCGTAGACCTGCAACTCGCCAACCAGTGTCTCTGCCCGCCGTTGCTCCTCTTCAAACTGGAACCGCTCAGGTCGCGTCGGAAAGAGTTGGCAGAACCCTTCGCATGCCGATGCTCTGAACTTCGCTCGGCTTACGCGCTGCTGCCAGTGGAGTTCCGGAGCATCCACATTGCGCATCAGCGCATCTCTCTCGCGATCCGCCTGTTCCAGAGCCCGTTCCTCGTGCCATTGTTGCGCATGCTCCTGTTGGCTGCGAAAGAGGACGTGGCAGGCCGGGTTCCTGGACTCGATGAAAGCGCGAACGGACTCAAGCGAAGCCTGAGTGACGCTCCCCGCTGCGATACTTGCGCTGGATAAGCGAGCAAGACTATCCGCATGTAACCAGAACGCGACAGCCATTCCAACCAAGACGGCAACGGATGATGCGATGGAACGCCTTCGCACCTGCCGCTTTCTGGCCTTGCCGAGCTCCGCCTTCAGTTTCTCAAGTTCCTGGTATTCTTTGTGAGGCAGGCCTTTCGCGATCACACGATCGCAATGCTTGATGGCCTTCTTGTATCCGTGAGGCCAATGTTCAAGGCTTCGGCGTGCCTTCGCTGCCGCAGGAGAGAAGAGGCAGCGGTCGGACTCGGCAAGCACCCACCTGAGCGGTTCCTCGAGCCCCTCGGGTGTCGGGCCGGTTGTCGGAGGGCGAGTTGCGTCCTCATCGGCGTGACCTCCGAACGCTGACGTCAGGAAGACCTTGGTCTGATCTGTGCCCACTTGATGGCGAACGAGGGTGACCAATTCATTCAGCCAGTGCGGCAGTGCATCCTGCGGCTCTCCCACCAGTGCCCGCGAGCCGTTGTTGGCCTGTGGTGAAAGCATGTCCGACTTTGTAACGGCCAAACAGATAGGCAAGGGCCCTGGGTGGTCCGATCTATTGAAGACATCAAGCAGGGCCTCCATCGCGCGGCGGAAACCAACCTTTGTCTGTTCGTCTTGGTCAGCCAAATCGGCAGGAACCAAGACGAGCATGGCGTCGCAGCCGCGAACCCACTCTGCAACACGACGGCGCAAATCGGTCGCCGTAGGAGCCCTTTCTGGGTCGCGCAAATGCGATAGCTCAACGAGACTCCCGGAATAATCCTTTGTCGACACACGCCACGTGGTCGCATTCGAGTGGAGTTGAAAGGAAAGGTCTTGGGGTTCCCCTTGGGCTGTCGCCGGGACCACGGCTCCAACTGTCAACGATTGCCAGAGGGCATCGAGTTGTCGGACGGTGTGTTCGTCCGTGAACGAAGCCGCCCCTGTGCTCGCGCCCTTGCTGCCGTACAGGCATGTCCAGAACGTGGTCTTTCCCGAGTTTCTCGGCCCGAACACCCCTAAGTCCCTGCGAATCTGCTGATCCATGTTACTCCCTTCGACCGCTGCCTGAAAGACTGTCCCATTGGCGACCGTGATTGGGCTTCAACATCATGACGCGGCCCTCTGGCCGAACTGCCTCAGCACGGGCAGCTTGAACTCGGCCTTGTGGTCCATCAGTCAGTCGAGATAGAACAGGCCCTGGTTGATGGCGTTGGCATTGGAGTTGCTGCACTCGATGATCGTCAGTCGGGCAGCCGTTGTCATCGAGGCCGAGGGTGTCGATGCGGCCGGCGTGGGTCTTCCCCGTGGAGTACTCAGTCGCCACGTATCGAACGTGCAGGAAGGTCTCGAGGTGCTTCTCGATCAACGTCTGGAGCTTCTTCTCCGGCTTGACCGGCTTACCAAGCAGCTCCTCAGCCGAACCGTTCGTGATGCGGAACAGCTTCACGTCGCTCATTTCGTTTTCGCCTTCCCGGTTGTGCCTGCGTGTTCTCCCAGCCACTTGTCGATGGCGGTCTTGTGGAACCGCCAGTGTCGGCCGATCTTCTGTCCTGGAACGTCGCCCCTCCGAGCCAGGTGGTAGAGCGTCGACTTCGACAGCTTCAGGTAGTCCGCCAACTCATCGATTGTCAGCACCGTGTCATGCGGCTTGGCCATGCGCAGCTCCTTTCGGCCACGAGCTATAGCCACCCCGTCCAGCTCTAGATGGGCGGCCGAGATAGTAACCGCATTTGCCGGGTGCTGTCAATTGCTGGCATTATCTGAAACAGCCCGACGATACCAGGGAGGGGTGACAGGTTCGGTCGCACCAGGCGCAAAAAATGGCCTGGTCCGGGGGGGAGACCAGGCCGGGGAGGCCGAGCAGGGGGAGACTCGGCCGTCGGGCTTCAGGATACCGATTCGCGCTGGCGAGAAGCAAGAACTGCCAGAGAATCCAGATCGGGCAGGCTGCGGGCCGCCTGGTAGCCCTTGCGGGCCTCGCGGATGGCGGCGTGGAGTTCGGGCCACTGCTGGGCCTCGTCCTCGGCCTCGAAGAGATGGCCGATGGCCCGGAGGCGGCGGGAGAGGTTCGGGGGCTCGATGCGACGGGCGTCGGGCAGGTCGTTCAGCTCGGCCAGCAGGACGTAGGCAGCCCCGAGGTGCTTCTCGACACACTCGATGCAGCTCGGCCGGGCGGGCGTGTAGCCGCGGCGCGGGACGACGAGCGGCGGGCAGTTCGTGCAGGTCTTCAGTCTGGGCGTCAGCGTCTCGGCCATGGCGGCATCCTTTCCGGCGGCATCACGGGGCGTCGGCGAAGCTTAGGTCGAAGCGATACCACGCCCCGAAGTGGTACAGCGGGTCGTTCGTCGTGGCGTCGATGAACAGCGTGTGCGTGCCCGGCTGGAGCGTGACCTGCTGCGGGGGTGCGGGGTCGGAAACCACCGGCCCCATGCCGCCGTCGCAGCCCAGCCCGCCGCCGGGGGCGTGGGCCGAGCCGACGAGGTTGCCGTCCACGTACAAGCTCATCAGTTCGTACCACGGGTCCTGCGTCTCGCCCTCGCCCGACCAGGTGACGGTCATGACCATCGCCCGAGGCACGACGATCTCGCAGGTAGCCGTCGCCGACTGCGTGTACGGGTTGTGGCTGCGGCAGTTGTCGTCGTCCTCCCAGTCCAGCCGCAGTGACAGCCCGTTGTTCAGGATCGTCCACGGGCTTGCGGGCACATCGCCGGGGTTGGCGTAGGCCCGGTACGCACCGTCTTGGCCGCCGTCGATGAAGCCCACGTCGGTGAACGTCCAGGTCTGCGAGAACGTCACGCAGCAGCAGTCCTCGAACGCTTCCTGGTCGATCAGCACCGGGTAACCCGACTGCACGGGGAACCAACCGACCGTCTTGTTCCAGTAGTACGGGCCGGCCATGGTCAGCTCCCGCTCTCCGGGCACTCGAACTCCTGGACCTGCTGCCAGTACGGAGCGCCGCCGCTGCTCATCAGCACGAAGTCGCCGCCGCTGGGCGCAGCCAGCGTGACCCACTTGGTGCCGTTCCAGTACAGCATGTCGCCGGTGTTCTCGCCCTGGGGCACGGCGACCCACTTGAGGTAGATCGGGTCCAGCGGCAACGGATCAGGCTGGCGGCCGATCAGGTCGCAGTGGCCCTTGCGGTCTTCCTTGTGCCGCCAGGTCTCGACCTGAATCCACGCCCACCCGTCCATCGGCTCGGAGATGTCAAGACTGACGCCGCCGCCGTGGTCCTCCCACGACAGCAGCGAATCGACGGTGTGCTCGGTCAGGTCGTTGTCCCAGTCCTTGTGCTCGATGAGCAGCTTGTTGTCGGCCGCGCCGCCGGGCGTGACGGTCTTCTTCAGCCAGAACGGGGCGTCGTTGCCCGGATCGACGATCAGCTCGTCGTTGAGGAACCCCGGCGTGTTGTCGTCGGCGTCGGTCTTCACCTTGCACGGCAGCTTGATGTACTTCTTGACCGGCTGCTCGTCGGCCAATTGCGGGGTCAGCAGGCTGTGGTGCTTGGCGTCGTAGCGGTCGCGGAACTCCTGGTACTCGATGTATGGCTCGGTTTGCGGCTGCTCGGCGACGATCTCCGCGCCGTTGGCGGCGGCCAGGTTGCCGGGCACCGGGTCGGACAGCTGGAGGTTGAGCTCGTCCCAGTCGTTGTGCCCCAGCAGCAGCTTGTTGTCGGCAGCACCGCCAGGCGTGATGGTCTTGGTGATCCAGTTGTGCCCGCCCGCCGGCGGCAGGACGATGATCTCGTCGTTCAGGAAGCCCGGCACGGTGTCGTTCCCGTCGGTGAAGACCTTGCCCAGGCCGTTGATGACGAGCTTCCGCGCCCCGACCTTCAGCTTGACCTTGCTGTGTTTCTTGGCGTCGTACTCGTCCTCATACTCGCTGAAGGTGAACCACGCGGTGCCGGGGCCGGGATCGACCCCCGCGTCCACGACGGCCACGTTCGCCCCGGCCGCGCCGAAGGCAAACAGGCTGCCGACCTTGTTGGTGTTTAGCGCGTCCCAGTCGCCGTGGTAGAGCCGCAACTTGTGGTCGTTGGCCTCCGGGCCGGCGGGCTCGTCATTGACCCGCTTGCGGACCCACGTATGTGGCTGGCCGGGGTTCTCGCCGACCTGAATCTCGTCGTTCAGGTAGCCGGGCGTGTCGTCCGTGGCGTCGGTGAACACCTTGCCGCTGCTGAGCTTGTCGGGGTCCAGGACGAACCACGGTGCCCAGCCCTTGCCCGGGGCGGTATCCTCCATGAACATCTTGCCGATGACGTGGAAGTGCTTCTCGTTGCCCGGATCGCCCGTGGCGTCCACGGACACCGGCGGCTGCTCGGTGTCGGGGTACAGGGAGTACCCATCCGGCGGCAGCCACTCGCGGTAGCTCTTGAACGCCTCGGTGCGGCTGAAGATGCACCCGCCGTGGCCGCTGGGAGCGGGCTGGGGGAACTTAACGTAGACGAAGACGCTGCCGGGCTGGAAGTCGGTGTATAGCGCCCGTCTGAGAGCGTTGCGCCAGACCTTGATCGTCTGCTCCTGGCCTTGGGCGTCCAGGATCGGGTTGCCAGCGGCGTCGGTGATGGTCAGGTCGATGTCGGCGTCGTGCGGCACGTCCACCTCGCCGGCGACGGGGACGCCGAAGCCAATCACCTCCGGCTGCTCGTACTGGAACAGCCACGCCGGAAGCGGGTCCGTGGCCTCGGGGTCATAGGCGGGATTCGGGAAGGCCTGCGCGACTGTCTCGGCCGGGATGCTCTCGACGCCGTTGACCTCGTAGATCACGCCGTCGCCGGGACCGGCCAGGCCGTCAGGCTTGGCGGTCCAGGTCAGACCGCCTTCGCCGTCATCCGTCAGCTCCACCTCCTGCCATGACGAGTACTCGCCGCCGCTGGCCTCGGTGGATGTGATCTGCACCCACACCCCGGCCGGGGCGGCGTTGCCCAGGCGAACAATGGCCCACACGTCGCCGGTCTGCTCCTGGTGCCACAGCACCGCAGCCGAGCCGGAGGGCGCTGGCTGAAGCGCTGTCGCATCGGCGTCGATGATCTCGGCGGCCTCGACCTTCTGGGCCGAGTCCTCCAGCCGAAGCCGCACGGCCGTCACGCCCGCCAGGTACGCCCGGCCGATCGCGCCAGTCGCCAGCGGCTCGGCCAGGATGACGAACCTGCCCTTGTGCAGCGTCTCGTCGGGCACGTCGCCACGGAAGGCGACGGCGTTCTTGAACTGCTGCTCGGCCGTGTCGCCGGCGTCGGGCAGGATGACTGGATCGCCCAGACCCAGCACGTCGAACCGCTCGCGAGAGGCCCCAGATTCGTTCTTAACCAGCACGATCCCGGCGGAGCGGTAGCCCGGCGTGGCGGTCTGGCCGACGTGACGGGTCCGCTGCTGGAAGTCCTTGGCCGCGTCGATGAAGGCGTTGTACGCCTGGGCGGGGACCACCAGCGGATCGCCCGACTGGACCTTCTTCATGTGGTCGCTCATGATCCGATCCCCAGGCCCGCGAAGTTGCCGTCCTCGTAGACCTTCTCGACGTAGGCCGCGACCGGTTGCTTGACCAGCGTGTTGCTGGCGGCGTCCTCGGCGTCGGCGTAGCGGACCCAGAGGTACTCCCAGCCCTTCTTCGAGATGCCCGTGATCGGGCCGACCGTAATGCCGGTGCGGTTGGGGCTGCCGGCGAACTTGAAGGTGATCTCCCAGTCCTCTCCCGCGCCGCGCTGGCTTCCGGAGGCCCCGAGGAACAGGCACTCCCCGGCCGCCAGCCCACGGAAGCTGGCGTTGTTGACCTTGCCGGTGAGATTGAACAGCGTGCCCTTGTAGGCGTTGGTCACCTGCGACGCGGGCAGGTAGTGCGTCTCAGAGAAGTTGTAGACCGGCACGGTGATGTCCACGCCCTCGACGTTGTCGTGGGTGACGCCGATCGCGCCCTTGAAGTCCGGGGCGGTGCCGCTGGCGGCGTGGCGGCTGATCGTCTGGATGGCCTGCGTGATGTGCTGCGCGCCGCCGCCGGTATCGAAGGAGAATTGCGCGGGGTCGCCCGTCTCCGGCTCCTCCTTCACACCGTACTGGACGGTGACCTCCCAGATGCACGCGCCGAGGTTGGCGGTGTCGATGTGGACCGGGTCGAGCGAGATGTTCTTGCGGACCAGGTCGCCGTAGGTCGAGGGCGTGGAACTGGCAACTAGGATGCGCGCGGAGTTCTCGTCGGCCACACCGCGCAGGGCGTAGATGAACTCGGCCGACTCGGCTGCGCCGCTCGGGCCGGTGGTGATCTTGCGGCTCTCGTATCTCTCGGTGAACGACGTGGGCATCCGTGCCCTCCGATCAGGCGAATGTCAGGCCGCCGGTGGTCGCGGCCTGGACGAGCTTCTTGGTGTTCTTGGCGGTCTCCTCGGTCGCCTTGGCCGTGCG